GTTGAGCGGTTTAAGGGCCTTATGTTTCAGATTGAGAAAGAGGCAAATCTTATTGCTATTCAGACTCGCCGGGGCAAGGGTAACTTCCTTATCGTTTCTGCTGATATTGCTTCCGCTCTTGCAATGACTGGTATGCTTGACACAGGCAAAGGTTCTGATTATTTGTCTCCGAACATTGTTGATCCTACTGGTATGACATATATCGGTATGCTGAATGGCCGTACTAAGGTATTCATTGATCCTTATACTTCAATCAATTCTGTACTGGTTGGGTTCAAAGGAGCAAATCAGTATGATGCGGGGGCCTTTTATTGTCCTTATATTCCATTCACACTTTACAAGTCTCAGGGACAGGACGACTTCCAGCCACGAATCGGGTTCAAGACTCGTTATGGTTTTGCTGCTAACCCATTCGGTGGCGGTGTTGGAGCGAATCCTTACTTCCGTCTGTTTAAGGTCACAAACCTAGGTTAATTTTATTGACAAAAATTAACATTTGAAGTATGATAAGAGGGTTGGACAAAACCAATCCTCTTTTTTGTTGTAAAATTTTGTGTCTGGGTTATTAAAACATGAATGGGAGAAAATATGTTTGAGTTTGCTAAAAGTATAAGTTATGATGTTGAATCTTATATTAACTTGGAGTATTTATCTGAGAAAAAATTAGGCATTGAATTAAACCGAATTTTTTCTGATTCTGAATTCATTCATAATAAAATTGTCCCTGATTCTGGATTGAGAACAAGACCAGATTTTAGGAATGATAAAATGCAATTAATTGTTGAATTTGATGGCCCGAGACATTTTACTGATCCAAAAGTTATTTTAACGGATTTCACAAAAGACAAGGTTTATACTTCAATGGGTTATAAGGTTGTTAGAATTCCTTATTTTATCCAGCTTGATGTGAAGACAGTTAAAAAATTTTTTGGAATTAATGGGTATTATTCTGAAACGCCGATTTTCCCTCATGGGTTTATTACCAAATCTGCTATTTTGCCTGCTTGTTTTTGTTCTTTGGGTATCCAACAGTTTTCTTATTGGTTTGAAGAATTTTTGAATAACGAGAATGATTGTGTTGGTGAGTTTCATTGGCCGAGAAATCTATTTTTGCAGATTGATTATCACGATAGACATCCTTTAGAAATAGTTCCACTTGATCTTTACAATAAAGAATTATTTGATGCTCTATATGAGCATGGATATCCAACATAATTCTTTTTGTAATTTTCTCAAAGTATAAATAATAGTATAATAATGATCATTGTGCAGTTTCTCCTTTCTCCTTGCGGGACCGGTTCTCCTTCCGGTCCCGCATTTTTGTTTGACTTCCAAGATAAATACATATATAGTGTGAATAGTTTATCTTTCTTGCTGAGAATTCTCCCGCTTCTCAAAGCAGGAGACATTTCACCAATGCACCTCTATAAGGAGTCCCATGAAAGAAATCATAACAAATTTGGATATTTTCGGAAAATTGGAAGAATACGAAGAGGATAGATCCATAGAATTGGGCATGTTTCAACTAAGTGAATATTCTCTTTATAACGAAGATGACGGCAAAGTTTATATTACCGATGATCTTGGAAGAACTCTTGCGCTTTCGTTTACAAATGGATGGCATACAATTAATGATCTTATGAAACACAAACAATATGACACGGTAACCGATGTGCTTGATATGCTTATTTCTGTTGACTTTGTTGTCTCAGGAGAAAATTAATGCCAGATTTAGAATTAGGAAAAAAATTAAATATTACAAAAGACGCAAATTTTCATTTCGGTATTCCAGAATTACCGTTATTCTCTCTGTTCTGTCAAACTCTTGATCTTCCAGGTGTAACTCTAGGTGTTGCAGAACAACCAACTCCTTTGGTTGAAGTGAAGCATCCCGGAGATAAAATTGTATTTGAGGATCTTGTGGTTTCGTTTCTTGTAGACGAAGAATTAACAAATTACCTTGAAGTTTTCAAGTGGATAATGCACTTAGGATATCCAAGAAGCACTTCACAGTATAGAAAACTTGTTCAACAAGATACTGTTTACACGCGAAAGCATGAATTACAATGTTCATTATTGACAAATAAAATGAATTTTAGACAGAGGATTGTTTTTGTTGGTGCTTTTCCGACGAATCTTTCAACTTTGCCATTTATGACAAATAATGAAGGAGTTGGACATTTAACCGCCACAGCAACTTTTGCTTATGATTTTTATTATTTTGAAAAAGACACGACGATTTAGGAGGATGGATGAGTCTTCATGAATTAACAAGCGAAGCAGAAAAAGACCTTGAAATTGACAGGTCGCAACTTGATGTTGAAGCATTGCGAACCCCAAAAATCCATAATAAATGGCTCAAAAAGTTATATCAACGAAAAGACAAAATATTTGCGTTTGAATTGAAGAAAAAAATTCTCATGAAAGAAAAGTGGCTTTATTATACTGGTAAAGCAAGCGATGAAACGTATGTTAAAGATGGGGCATTTCATCTTAAATTGATGAAACATGAAGTTCCTATGTTTGTTGAAGCTGATGAACAGATACAGGAAATTGATGTAAAAATTCATGTTGTTAAACAGGAAGTTGAATTTATTCAAAAGACGATTGAAGAAATAAATCGGCGGAGTTTCCACATTACAAACGCAATTAAAGCACTAGCCTTTTTAAACGGGATGAACGTATGAAAACCTATAAAGAAATCATTGAAGAAACTTGTCCTAACATTAAAGCAATGGATATCGGTATTGCTGAAGAGGAAAAAGCAGTCAAATTGTATTCAAAATTAATGTTAGAAGCGACAAATCCTCATGTAAAAAAACTTTTAAAACATATCATTGAAGAGGAAGAACACCATATTGAAGAATTTAAAAAGATGAAAAATGAACTTCAAGGAGAAGTGGTAATTCCAAGCATTAATCATTAAGCATTAAGCAAAATGAAAGGAGAAAGAGTGAATTCTGATGAAATTCATGTTGCAATATTAAATGCGACATACATGCAAATTGCAGCGGATGAAGGGATACTTCGGGAGATTCATGAATATTTTACTTTTGACGTTCCCGGAGCAAAATTCATGCCGCTTTACAAACACAAAGTTTGGGACGGGAAAAAACGTCTTTTTAACCTTGCCAATCAAACTTTGTACACAGGGCTATTTTTTAAGCTGGAGGAGTTCGCAGGATCGCGCCAGTTAAAGATTATTTCTTATGACGAGTCTCTATATGCGTCTGATAAGAAATGCAATATAGGCGATTTTAAGGCGTTTCTAGGAGATTTGTCTCCTCAGTCAAAAAATGAAGACATTAAACCTTATTTGTATCAAGAGGAAGCAATCCTTTATTGCATAAACAATCCTCGTTCAACTGTTGTATCCCCAACATCTTCCGGAAAGTCTCTTATCATCTATTCATTGATTCGCTGGTATCTTAATCAGAGCCCGTCAATGAATATCCTTCTAGTCGTTCCTACTGTTTCTTTGGTTCTTCAGATGTATTCTGATTTTCAAGATTATTCAACAAAAAATGGTTTCAATACAGAAAAACATTGTCATAAAATTTATAGCGGGCAAGAAAAGAACACCAACAAGCCTGTTATTATTTCAACGTGGCAGTCCATGCAAAATATGAAAAAGCAATATTTTCAGCGTTTTGATATGGTAATTGTTGATGAAGTTCATGGAGCAGCATCAAAAGAGTTGTCCAGTATCATGGAATCATCTTCTAATGCTTATATTCGCTATGGGTTTACTGGTACCCTTCAAGACACAAAATGTCATAAACTTGTTATCCTCGGTCATTTTGGAGCAGAAAAGAAAGTAATTGAAACAAAGGAATTGATGGATAAAGGATTTATCTCTCAATTAATGATAAACTTCATCGTTTTCGAGTATACAGAAGAAAGTGCAATTGAATTAAGGAAAAAAATTACTGCCGCGAAGAAAGGCAAAAATAAAAAATCTGTCGCTGCAATAGGATATACAACGGAAATTGACCATATTGTTTCTCATGAAGATAGGATGAATAATCTTGTAGCATTGTCTTTGTCTTTGAAAAATAATTCTCTTATATTGTTTAATTTAGTTGACAAACATGGAAAAGTGATTTACAATAGAATAAAATTTGAAATAGAAAATCGCAAAATTGATAAAAAGGTGTATTTTATTGACGGGAGCGTGAAAGCAGAGACAAGAGAAGAGTACAGGGCCTTGATGGAAAAGAATGATAACATTATTCTAGTGGCATCATACGGAACAACGTCAACCGGCGTTTCAATAAAAAATATCCACAACGTTATTTTTGCAAGTCCGTCAAAGTCAAAAATCAAAGTTTTACAATCAATTGGCCGTGGGCTAAGAAAAAACGAAAATAAAGACAGAGTGGTACTTTATGACATAGTTGATAAGATTTCATATACCACTAGACATGGGAACGAAAAAACAAATTATGTGTTTCATCATTTTTTAGAAAGGTGGAAATATTATAAAAATGAAGGGTTTAACTATAAAATTCATTCACGAAAGATAAAGTAAACAACACGTCACTTTAGTGATGTGCTTGTAAAAGCTCGCCCCTTCCGGCACAAGCTAACATCCGCCCTTGTTGCCATCATTGCGGCAGGGATGTAGAGTACGGGCACTGCCGCTGGTCCGACTGCCCCGATAATGCCGGGGTGGAAGATACCAATTACCTCTAACGAGACGTTTACAAAATACTTCCTATATCTAAATTAGTTGTAGAAACAGCAAGTTTTGATATTCACAATATACAAGGAGAACAATTAGGATTCTGGAATGTACGAGAATATATACTTTGGAGAGATAATCATACATGTCAACATTGAGTATTGGTTATTTTGATGTTAGATTATTGGACGGAACTAAAATACACAACGACCAAACTCAGCGGCGGGCCGATGACAGCGGCTCGAAGCACCGCGTTTAATTCCCGTCCGCTGGAGTGACTGGCTATGAGTTTAGTTTTTAATCCTCAAAACAGGATAGACCGCTTTTTTGGGCGTTGGCGATTGTTGTGTGGTTTTTGCCCAAGGTGCAATAGTGACGCCCCGCATGTTTACCATTGCGCTGTGTGTAAACAAGTACACATTCCAGGGCAGACAGCAACGCAAAATAATAATAGGCAGAGCTATCCGCCAACGAGGGCAACAAAAGCTTTGTGGTGGTATACATGGATGCACCCTGCTTTTGATTCGATGCAAAAAGAATATGAACGTAGTGGGTTGATTCAATCATAACGATAGAGGTAAGCGGCCATGAAATGTGGATGCGGAATGGAAGTTAAGGTTGGCGACGAGACGTGCCCGCGATGCGGAAAGCTGCATGTTGGTGAATGGTCCGCTTTACCGACTTGTTCGGCGGCGGACCGGATCACCAAACTTGAGGACATGCTGTTTGAACGTGGAGCGATGAATGAGCCGCCTTGCTTCTGCTGTGGCTACAACGGCCAAGGCTATTACCAGCCATCAATGCACCCGTGCGCTGAACGCCATCACCGGCTGAGCCGTTGAACAGTGTTAATTGTAATAAATTAAATTTACTAGAAACAAGGAAAATTTTATTAATTGAAAGGAGGATGGCTGTCTCCTCTCATGACTAAAGTCGCGAGGCTCCGACAGCCAAATTAAATGAAAAAATCATCCAAGAAAAATCATTATGTTGACAACAAACTATTGACGGAGACTCTTTCCGCGTATATCAAAGAAAAAGAAACAAATCAAAATCTTTCTTTGAATAAATTTAAAGGCGGGGAATATATTGGTCAGTGTATTCTTGATATTTGTTATAATTTAGCGAATAAAACCAATTTTATAGGGTACACGTTCAAAGAAGAAATGATTGAAGACGCTGTTGAGAACTGTGTCAAAGCGGCGATTAATTTTAAACCAGAGATTTCAACGAACGCATTTGGATACTTTACCCAAGTTGCTTTCCATGCTTTTGTGCGAAGAATCAAGATAGAAGCCCGACATCGAGAAAAATTTCTTCGCGTCCTTTCTGATGATGATCAAATCAGTGAATTGATGGATCAACATTTTGACGGTAATACAGATATCCCTGTTGATTCTAGGCAGTTTATTGAATCAATACACTCTTTGCTTGCAGAAAATAACCAATTGATTGAATTTGTGCAACCAACAATTAAACAAAAAGAAAAGCAGAGAATTATTTCTGTTTTTGATGATTTCCTGGGGTAAAAATGGCTATCGTTGCGATAATCGGAGATACTCATTTTGGTGTGTCAAATTCAAATGATTTCTTTCTTCAGTATCAGGAAGGTTTTTTCAGAGAAATTATTCCAGTTCTCAAAGAAAACAATGTTACTGATTTTATTCATTTGGGCGACGTTTACGATATTAGAAGAGCAATAAATTACAAAACTCTCAAAAAGACTCATAAATTTTTTACTGAAATTTTACAAGAATCCGGCTTCAATATTCATATTATTGTTGGCAATCATGATTCGTATTATAAAAGCTCTCTTGAAATAAATGCAGTTAGAGAACTTTTAGGATGGACTGAATTCAATATTTATGACGCTCCGGAAGAAATTTCAATTGATTCATCTAAATTTTTGATGGTTCCTTGGATTTGTCCTGATAATCAAGAAAAATGTCTTTCAATGATTAATAATTCTTTGGCTGATGTGTGTTGTGGTCATTTTGATATATCCGGCTTTTATATGATGAAAAATGTTATTAATCAGTCAGGTCTTGCCCCCTCTTTATTTGATAAATTCAAACGTACCTTTTCGGGTCATTTCCACATACCAAGTAATCATAGCAAAATAATTTACGTCGGAAGTCCTTATGAATTGTCGTGGAATGATTATGATGATCTAAAGCGGATTGCCCTTTATGATACAGAGACAGACAAGATAACCTTTCTTGAAAACCATGAAACAATTTTTGAAAAGGTGTTTTATGACGGAAAGAGTTCTATCAAAATACTGGAAGAGACTGATTTTTCTAATAAAATCCTGAAAGTTTATGTTGATCAGAAAAATAATGGATACGAATTTGATCTTTTCTTGAAAAAAATCAAAGACTCAAATCCTCACTTGCTTAATGTGATTGAAAATGTTAATATTGTAGAAGATGAACAAATTCACGAATTCATAAAAAAAGACACTCTTGAATTTTTGACTGAATACATTGATGAATCTGAATTAGAAAATGCTTATGACCTAAAAATGCTTATGGGCGAACTATATAACCAAGCTCAAGAAATCAAATGATTAAAATACAGAAAGTAAAATTCAAAAATTTATTCTCGTTTGGTAACGTTCCAACTGTAATTGACATTGAAAAAGCACAAAAAACCATTATTACTGGAATAAACGGACATGGTAAGTCAACCCTCATTACTGCTATTTGTTTTGGTCTTTTCGGAAAAGCATTTAGAGATATCAAGAAAGGCGGATTGATAAACAATATCAATAAATCTGATCTTTTGGTTGAAATTGATTTTTCAATCAAAACAAATCAATATAAAGTCATTCGTGGTATTTCTCCTAATATTTTTGAAATCTATACTAATGGAGTTCTCCTTCAGCAAGAGGCTTCCTCAAAAGAATATCAACGGCTTCTTGAAACGGAAATTCTTAATCTGAATTACAAGACGTTTACCCAAATTGTTGTTCTTGGATCGTCTAATTATATTCCGTTTATGAAGTTACCTTCTGCGCATAGAAGGGAAATCATTGAAGACATTTTGAACATTTCAATCTTTTCAAAGATGAATGAATTGTTGAAACAACGTTTGAAAGATAATGAAATTGAAATGAATTTACAGGAGAATAAAAAGGAGTTCACGAAAAAACAATATAAAATTCTTTTTGAAAAATATAAATGTTCAGCTAGGTCAAAAGAAGAAAGATTAAGAATTAGAAAAAATGGTATTGAAGAAACAGAGCAAAAAATTTTTGATATATCTGAACAAATAAGTTTCAATAAACTTTCTTTGAAAGAAGTCCAAGACTATAAATCTCTTTCTCGTTCAAAGAAAGAACTTGAAGGATTCCTTTATAAAATAGAAAGCAATCTTTCAAGAGCAAAAAAAGAAATTGAATTTTATGAACATAATGATAAATGCCCAACGTGCAACAAAGAATTGGATGAAAACCACAAAGACAAACACCTAAAAATTCTTATTGCAGCAAGAGAAAAATATCTTGCTGCTTTGGAAGAGTTAAATTCTCGAATTTTGAATATTGACAATCAAATAAAAGCAGAAAAGAACAAAGAAAAAGAGAATGCGCGGATTGAGCAAGAGATTACAAAATTAGAGTACCAGTTATCCTCTCAAAAAGATCATTTGGTTATCTTAAAAAGAGATGTGAAAGACATAAAAGAAGAAACAAATGAAATTATTAGTTACGATGAACTTGAAGCACTGAAAAATGACGTAAAAAGTATTGACGCGGAAGTTAAATCTCTGTACACTAAACAAAACATTATGAAACAGGGATTGTTTATTCTGAAAGATTCTGGGGCAAAAACAAGGATCATTAATTTTTATCTTCCGTTGATTAACAAGACAATCAACGAATATTTGGAGAAATTCAACTTTAATATTTTGTTCAATTTTGACGAAAATTTTAATGAATCTTGTAAAGCACGGAATTATGATTCGTTTCAATACGGTAATTTTTCTGAAGGAGAACGTTTACGAATTGACCTTTCTCTTATGTTCACCTGGAGAGAAATTGCTAAAAGAAAAAATTCTGCATCGGTAAACCTGTTATTTTTTGACGAAATTCTTGATTCTGCGATGGATGCAAACGGCATTGAAAATTTCTTGGAGATTATTTCTGAATATGAAAAAGAGGTTTCTTTCTTCGTTATATCTCACAGAGAAGGAGTTGACTCTTTCTTTGATCGTCATATAGTAGCAGAAAAAAATAACGGATTTTCAAAATATATTGAAATTGATAGATAATATGAAGTTGATAAGTAAATTCCATGATTATTATGATTCTGTTGCGTATTCAGACGAACCAATTTTTATCAGAAAAATGGAAATTGTTGGCCATGCTAATGTTTCTGGTGATTTATTTGATAAATCACTTGTATTGATGGACGATTTTCATTCAATGAAATATTTTAGAAATGAAGGCAAAGGATCAATAAGTGAAAGAATTGTTTCTGATATATTGTGTTTTTGTGGAAAGATGTATCCAATTATGAAAATAGGAGATCAATATATTTGCGATCCTTACAAAATCCAAAAATATTGTGATGAAAAGGGATATAAAATAAGTAGGTATTTCTGGCCGATTGACAAACGAAATAAAAGTGATGCAATAGAACAAATAATTACTGATATTGTAAAAACAAACAATGGAGATAATCTTGCATATAATTTGAACGTTGTCTTGAATTCTCCTATTGTTACTATTTCAAAATGCAAAAATTTGAAATATCCGACAGATCGGAGACAATATGTTCAATATGAAATAAATTCTAGACTTGAATTATTGAACTTTCAAACAATTAAGACACCTTGGCAGGCATATCAAGAAATAGAAATGTTTTTGGGTACGATTTTAGTTGAAAATCAGGATAAACCTGATATAATGAACGATGAATTAAAACGGGTCTCGAAAGGGTTTAATGAATGGTCATTCAAACAAGTTGGGCCTAAGAAAAGGAAAAGGAGAAAAAAATGAGACTGACAAAAAACACCATGCAAATTTTGCAGAATTACACGATGATTAATCCGAGTATTTTGATTGAACCCGGAAATGTTATCAGGACTGTTGATGCTGGAAAGACGGTTATTGGTCGGGCAGAAGTTGAAGAGAATTTTCCACAAGAATTTGCAATTTATGATCTTCCTAATTTTCTTCAAGTTATCAAGATGTTTGATGGAGCAGATATCCAGTTTGAAGACAATCACTGTTTAATCAATTATGATGATTCAAACACAATTGTTCGTTATATGTTCGCTGTTCCTGAAGCAGTGGAGACAGTAAAAAAAGATATTGTTATGCCTCCTACTGAAATCAACTTTCATTTGTCCGAAACACAGTTAGCCAGTATTATCAAAGCAGCAACTACAATGTCTTTGAATCAGTTGGTTATTTCTCCTGATGAAAATGCGGTTATTCTGACTGTAACGGATATTGATAATTCGCACTCGAATAACTTCCGTATCAAGGCTCAAGCTGATCTTGAAATTTCTGATTTTGACGTGGTAATTGAAATGTCCAAACTTGTGAATCTCTTTCCGGGATCGTATAACGTAGGGATTTCGTCTAAAAAACTTTCTCACTTTCTTGGTGATAATCTTCAGTATTGGGTTGCTTTGAATACAAACAGCAATTTTGATTAAGGAATAAATATGGCTGAATTGAACGAAGACCTTAAAAATATGCTATGGGAGGAAAAATACAGACCACAGACGGTGGACGAATGTATTCTTCCTAAAAAAACAAAGGCGTATTTCATTAAACAGCGTGATACTGGATCAGTTAATAATATGTTGCTTGCTGGATCTCATGGGGTGGGTAAGACCACCGTTGCAAAGGCATTGTGTAATGAACTGAAAGCCGATGTACTTTTTATGAACTGTTCTAAAGACAACTCTGTTGAAGACGTTCGGACAAAGATCAATTCATTTGCCTCTTCAATGTCTTTGACTGGAAATGCAAGAGTGTTTATTGGAGACGAATTTGATTATGTAAGTCCTAATGGACAAGCAGCATTGCGTGGTCTAATTGAGCAGACAAGTAATTCTTGTCGGTTTATTTTCACATGTAACTATCTTCACAAAATTATTGACCCGCTTAAATCGTCAAGACTTGACGTTGTAGATTTCAAAATTGCACCGAAAGACAAACCGGATTTGGCTATGCAATTCATGAATCGGTGTATGATGATTCTTGATTCTGAAAAAATCAAATACGACAAGAAAACTCTTGCGTTGCTGATTCAAAAAAACTATCCTGATTATAGAAAGACACTGAAACAACTTCAGAAGTCGGCAATGATAATAGGCGAAATCAACGAAGAGATTTTTTACCAAGAAAACGTTGAAATTACTGATTACATTAAAGCACTAAAGGCAAAAGATTACAAAACAGCCAGGAAGTGGATTGGAGAAACGTTTATTTCTCCCGAGGATTTCTTTTCTATTCTGTTTAAGAATATAACGCTAATTGTTAAAGACGATTCTCTTGCACAAGCAATTTTGACGATTAATGATTATCAATACAAGCATGCCTTCGCAATTGATCCTGAACTCAATTTGTCTGCATTAACTGTACAGATAATGGCTCAATGTAACATGAGGGACTGATATGGAAAGAGCAAAAAGATTTTGCATTGTTCTTTCGGCTCTCATGGAAGGGAAAACCATTAAAAAAAGAAATGGACATTTATATTATATCAAATGGCAATATGGGGTTCCAATAATATATGCGTTTATGCGTAAATCTGAACATGGTAATATTCTTTCGTATAAGGTCAGTTCATCATTAGATGAATTGTATCCTTTCCTTTCTGAAGAGAATTCTGTTATAATTGATTCTTCTATTGAAGATATAGTAAAAGATGAATAAACAAAAGAACGATAGCAAGACGATATGGGACTATATAAACATGATTTCTTCATCAAAAGAATTTCCTGATTTTAATGAAGAATTCAATAAAGTGTACTCTCCATTTGTTGTGAATAGATTTTTTTCATTAACAGGTGAAGCGAATATCATTATAATTAATGAAATTAACAAAATGCCTCAAATTGGCAAGAAAGAGCATTTTTTGTTTCTTCATTCTGTGATACCTAAATCAAGACGGAGAAATTCTTGGCCTAAACGGAAAAAAGACGAAAAAATTGAATTGTTAATGGAGGCGTTTCAATGTAAGTATGAAAATGCAAAATCGTTTGTTGATTTAATCAAAGAAGAGGATTATACGAAAATCATAGCCTTGACTGACAAAGGCGGGGCTGATGTTGTCAAAAAAAGAAAGAGGAAAAGTTAAAACATGAAGAGAATTAAGATGAGTACCGAACAGTGGTTTGATCAGGCAATTGAAATTTTTCTTCCTGAAGACGATTCGTTTCTGATTGTCAAGGAAACTCTCACTCGAATTGGTATTGCGTCAATGAAGGAAGGGACAAAGCGCCTTGCACAGACATGCCATATTCTCCAGAAGCGTGGAAAGTTTTATATTGTTCATTTCAAGGAACTGTTGCTGCTTGACGGAAAAGATGTGAACTTTTCTGAAGAAGATGCAATGCGACGAAACACCATTGCCCAGATGCTTGAAGATTGGGGACTTGTAGAATTGGTTGATGATGGCAAGATTCAGGATCAGTTGAAGCATTCCTATGTCAAGGTCGTTCCGTTTAAAGAAAAAGATAAGTGGGAACTTGTTCCGAAGTATAATATCGGCGGACGCAAGAATTAATTGATGAAAGGAGAAGCAATGCATATTAACATCAAAGTCGTTCCTGTCGGTGATGCAGAATTCATTGTTCCAGAAGTCCAAACCGCCGAATCCGCTTGTGCTGATGTTGCTGTTTGTTTAAATCATGTTGATAAAGTGAAAATGTACGATTCTGATAACAATGAATATTTTCAGCCAGTAGAAAATCGCGATGGGGCGCTGTTTGTTATTCTTCGCTCCAATCATCGGGCATTGATTCCTACCGGAATGCGATTTATTATCGAGCATGGTTTTCAGTTCAAAATGATTCCTCGGAGCGGTCTTTCTCTGAAACACGGGGTGACTCTTATCAATTCTCCGGGTACTATTGATTCTGATTACACGAATGAAACCATGATACTTCTTCATAATACATCAAATGTTCCGTTTATGTGTTCACACCATGATCGTGTTGCACAACTAGAACTTCGGGAAAATACAATACGAAATATGTATTTCAGTAGCGGAACGGAAGAAGAAATTGAAAAACACAAAGAATCATCAAACAGGAAAGGTGGGTTTGGTTCTACAGGACGAAAAGCCTAAATCGTAAAACTTTTTTGTGATTTTTGAAAAGAGGGTAGAAACGAATCTCTGTCCTCTTTTTTATTTACAAGTGCGATAATTTATAGTATTGTGTTCTTGAAAGTGAGCGTAAACATAAAATTTTGATGAAGGAGAAAAAATGAAGCCCAATTATGACATTTCTGTGAAGTTGATTGGAGAAAACGGCAATGCATTTAACATTATCGGAAAGGTTCGCAAAGAAATGAAGCGCAATGGCGTTCCTAATAATGAAATTGATTTGTTCATAAATGAAGCAATGTCAGGAGATTACGATAACCTTCTCCGTACTTGCATGAAATACGTCAACGTTGAATAAGGAGAAAAATTTATGGTTCATATTATACATGATTGCAATTTTGTCATGACTGACGGCGATCCCACAAATGCGAAATGTATTGTTTGTGGGAAATCCATTCTTGCTGATGTTGTTCTTCCACCTCCGAAGGAAGAAAAAGAACTTCAGATCATGAAGTATCCAAGCATTGAAAACACTTATCGTGTAAAGACAATTCAAGAGATTGAAAAGCAAGGTCTTAACAGCGGTGTTTGGGTTGCGACAAACAAACTTCATGGATCTAATTTTCAAGTATGTGCCGATGCCGAAAAGGTGAAGTTTGCAAAGCGAACTTCATTTATTGAAGACGATGAAAATTTTTATGGACTGCATTCAAATCTTTCTAATATGAAAGCATTTCTCATTGATCGTATCAAGAGAATGCAGAATTATTTTGGAGAAACACTGAATGTTTTCTTTGAACTTTATGGTGGTAGTTATCCACATCCTGATGTAAAGAAATTTCCTGTATCAAGAATTCAAAAAGGTGTGTGGTATACTCCATCCGTTGATATCAGAGTAATTGATGTTGCTGTGGATTTTGAGTTTTTGCCGTTTGATGAAATGGCGGCAATAGTAAAACACTATAACCTCAAACCGGCAATTGAACTTCATCGTGGGTCGTTTAAAGAAATGATTGATCTTGATCCTGTTTTTGAAGACCCTACTTATAAAGAATATAATCTTCCGCCACTCGAAAATAACTATTCTGAAGGGCTGGTTATTCGTCCTGTTGAAGAAAAAGTGTTTGGTAACGGAAGTCGGGTTATGCTCAAAAAGAAAAACCCTAAATTCTCAGAAAAACAACGATCACCAAAAGTTCACAAACAGCCAATGGTGCTTGCTGAAAATGTCAAAGAAATTTATGAAGAACTTTCACAGTCAATTACTGAAAATCGGTTAAGGAATATTCTTTCACACGGAGAAGAAATCACAAACAAAGACTTTGGTAAACTTCAAGGAATGTTTGTTCAAGACGTTTTAAAGGAGGAAGGTGATTGTCTTAAAACGCTTGAAAAAGACGAACGGAAGCAGGTAAATAAACTTCTCATTCGAGACGCCGCTGAACTAATCAGAGAAAATTTCCTGAATATTCTTGACAAAACCTTTTAAGGAGAGTAAAATGAAAATCATAAAGAAAGGTATTTCTGAAGACGTGTTTGTGGGAAAATGTAGCGCTTGTTTTTGTGAAGCCCAAACAACTCGGAGAGAATTGTCTGAAATTCGTCCTCATGATTCGTTATTTCCTCTTTTCACAGGGGACGAAATAACAGCAAAAATTACAATAAATTGTCCTGTTTGTGGGAAATACAGAATGTTAATGGAGTGTGTTGAGGAGGATGATAATGAAATTTAGTGAAATCCCCAAATTGACCCGATCTGCTTCTTATCGTGTTCATCAATCTTGGAAATACTTGGACGAAACTCTTGAACGGTATCAGTCAGATGAATATTCTGCTAAACTTGATATTGATCCTGAATTTCAGCGTGGTCATGTATGGACAGAAGAACAACAGATTGCGTATGTTGAATTTAAGTTGAAAGGAGGTGAAGGAGCAGAGTTGTTATTTTTCAATTGTATTGGGTGGATGAATGATTTTAAAGGACCGTTTGTTCTGGTAGACGGGAAACAAAGACTTCAAGCAGTAACCAAATTCATGAATAATGAAATTGCTATTTTTGGCGGGCATTATTATAAAGATTTTGAAGACAAAATGAGCAGCATGGAACCGAGTTTTGTGTTCTGTGTCAATGATCTTCCAAGTATGCAATTGGTTTTGCAGTGGTATCTTGAACTGAATTCTGGCGGAACACCTCACACAAAAGAAGAATTGAACAAAGTAAAGAAAATGCTTTCTCAATACGAAAAATAAGGAGACACAAATGATTCTTGAACTGGATACTATGAAGTTTTATTATTGGAGTGATGTTGAAAAAATTTTTCATTGAACAAACTGATTGTGACGAATCAGACATTTGGGATATGTGGCTTGGCTTGTTTGAAGACGTTGTAAAGAACGATATTTATTGTACCCATTGGATTGATATCACAAATATGAATGAATCTGAATTTTGTGGTGAATACGGATATAATGGGTCAAAATTCCTCACTGCGCTTGGTGTGTTGAAAAGAACATATCAATGCAGATAGTATTATCATTTATTATAATTGGAGAGTAAAATGACAACAAACGCAAAATGTGTTTTATGTGCCGGAGAATTGTTGACAGGCGATGTGAATGATATTTGTCGTAAATGTAGCGAAAAAATTGCTGAACTTCTTCCTGATATAATGTACAATATTCAACATCCGAAAGAAACATATAATATGGGATGGATCTGTCCAAAATGTGGAGCAGTTCATTCTCCTAATACATCAGAATGTTGGCATTGTTCTGGTCCTGGTTATTATAAAGTTACTTGCAAAGGAGCATAAAGTGAAAGAAGCCAATACAATAAGATTTCTTTACTTCATCGAAAAACTTTTTTATCATCGTCGGGTGGCGACCGTAAATGAAGATCATTATGGAGTTAAAGAAATAGACGGTAAATTGAGTTTGTGTAGTGTGCAATTGAACGAATTAGGAGAGTATGTTTTCCTTCCAATCTCTGTAGACGTTTCCGACCTTGCAAATTTGATTATTGATAATTGTTTCATTGATAACGGAAAGATTGAAAACGATGAATTCATTGAAGACATGAAATTCTGGGAAGCGAATCAAAAAAGATTGCTTTGACGATTTCAAAAAAGCATGTGAAGGAGAATTTTGATGAAATTTACTTTTTTTGTTTTGGTTGTCCTTGCTTTTGTGGTTACCGGTATGAATCTTGGATGTCTTATTATCGGATGGCTTTTGTATGATAAATTTTTTTATGATTTGGCAATCACGGTTGTTTTGGGTTTTATTGGAGGCATCATTTCTATGAAATATTATGAAAATGAAGCTGTTATGGAATCCAAAATGTTGCTTGAAGATATTAAAATTGATTTTTACACTAAAAGGAATTGAAAAATGAATAAAGGAATCGTTAATTTTGTGTTTGCTTGCTTTTTTGTTGCATTGTCTATTTTGGGTGCATTTTATCTTCCATTTGACAAAATAGATTCATCCTCAACAGATGAAATTGGCGCTTTACCGATAGAATTGTATGGGATTACTGATTCTCGAGAGTGGGTATATAATTATCTTCGGGTTATAAAAGACCTTGAAAGCATTGAGCAGGGGCTCGGCAAAAAGTTTGCTGATAATACATTGAAAGACCTTCAGAATGATGGGACGGAATACACTCCTGACTTGGTTCTTTTGTGTGCGTTTTCGTGGAAAGAAAGCCCAGAAGGTTCTGAATATTGGGCCGAAGTCTCTTCAAAAATATTGGAGAAAAAATGATGGCAAAGTTAATTGACAAACTTGTTTCAAAGAAACTATGCACCCCGCCTCATTGGTTATCGTCAAATACAATGTACTTGTGTATAATGGGATCCGCTGCATATGGTGTGCAAACAGATAAATCAGATATTGACGTTTATGGATTCTGCATCCCTCCTAAACGTATGATCGTTCAGCCATTCAATGATTGCGTTCCTGGATTTGATAAGATGGAAACGTTTGAACAGTGGCAAGAACACGGGATAAAAGATCGTTCAGAAGGAAAAGAATACGATTTCTCGGTGTATAATATAACTAAGTATTTTCGTCTGGTGATGGAAAATAATCCGAATATGATTGATTCTTTGTTTGTTCCAAGGAATTGTGTCATTCATTCTACTCCTATTTCTGAAAAGATCCGCGAAAACAGAAAAATGTTTCTTCATCGTGGAGCATGGCACAAGTTCAAGGGATTCGCATATTCTCAGGTTCACAAGATGAATATCAAAGAACCAAAAGAAGGCTCGAAAAGAAAAGTGATGTATGATGAATTTGGATATGACCTAAAATTTGCATATCACACCGTAAGACTTTTGAATGAAGTTGAACAGATTTTGACAGAAGGCGATCTTGATCTTTTGCGAAACAAAGAGCAGTTGAAAAGCATTCGCCGAGGTGAATGGTCAAAAGAAAAAGTAATCCAGTATTTTGAAGATAAAGAAAAGTCTCTTGAAGAGATTTATTTGAAGTCAGAACTTCCTTATGGCCCGGACAAGGATGCCATTCGGAAATTGCTTGTAGAATGTATAGAAATGTATTATGATCTTTCTGAATTTAAAGATTCACGAAGCGAGGCTGAAATCAAGTTAGATCAAATCAAAAAAATTCTTTGGTGAAAATTCTGACACAAAAAGATATGCGTTTTTGTGCCAGAAAAGTTTAAAAAATTGTTGAATGTATCCACAAAACAGTTTATACTGTTCTTGAAGCTGAGAGAGAACGAAAAGAAAAGGAGAAAAAATGAAAGTAAAGGAACTTATTGAATTGTTGTCTGCCGAATTTCCCGAAGATGAAGTAGTGATTTCAATTGACGAAGAAGGAAACGGGTTTTCAAGCATAAACGGGATTTCAAAGTCTGTTTTTGACGGGGAATATATTTATCTTCGTGAATTGACTCCTGCGCTTGAAACTCAGGGATTTACTGAAGAAGACATGTATACCGGAGAAGATGGAAAAGAATTGTGTTGTTCTTTGGCCGTAAATAAATTGCCCGAGTAGCTCTAATGGTAGAGCAACTGCCTTGTAAGCAGATGGTTGGCGGTTCAACCCCGTCCTCGGGCTCCATAAAATAAATCTCCGGTAGCTCTAATGGTAGAGCAAGCGGCTGTTAACCGCTTTGTTGGGGATTCGAGTTCCTCCCGGAGAGCCAAAAAGGCCCTATAGTTTAATTGGTTAAAATACAGGACTTTCAATTCTGTGACACCGGTTCAATCCCGGTTAGGGTCACCACTTTTAAAATGGAGAAAGAAAAATGAGTCTTTGTCGGTTTAATGAGCGTTTTGCAGCAAGGCAACGAAGTTTTGATTTCTGGAAATTGTTTTGCTGGGCAATCGGTATAATTACTTTTATGACAATTTCAATTTGGGTGTTTGGGATGATCTCAATTGTCAGTAAAGTACAGAACGAAGATTTTCCTGGCGCAAAGTCGTATGTTGAACGTCTATGGTGCGGGAAAGAAGGTTGTTCAGATAAATAATCATGAATCAAACGGAAGATTGGCAGAACGGTAATGCATCGGTCTTGAAAACCGTAGTCTGGATAAAACCAGTGGGGGTTCAAATCCCTCATCTTCCGCCATTTTGGGAGACGCAAATAAGGATAGAGGGTTCTATCGGCTGGCTGTAAACCAGTTCCCCAAGGGCAAGGCGTTCAACTCGACCCGTCTCCCACCATTTTTCTGTTGACAGACAAAACAAAATCAGATAATATACTTGTGAAAGTTGATTGAAAGAGTTCAAAAATCTCAAAATGTGAGGCACAAAATGATTACTTTCTCAAAAGACGAAATTTCTGAAATCGCCAGCCTTATTCGTTCTTGCTCTGTGTGGAACGAAATGGTAAAAGATGAAATAAGGAATTACTCGAATTTTGATGAAAAGACTGAAGAGGGTCGTGAAGGCTTATATAAAAATGTTGAAAAAGTTCAGAAGCTTATGAAATGGCATGATTCTGATGCCAAAAAGCTGAATGGGTTGTTAGGTGAGGATGCCGTTACTCTTTTTTATAACTGAGGAAAAAAGATGATTTTTGGATTACAAAAAAGTCTGGAACCATTAAAGTCTCTCATTAGTTCAGTCTGGTAGAACACCTGCTTTGGGAGCAGGGGGTCGGCGGTTCAAATCCGTCATGGGAGACCATTTATCTTGGCACTAAAATGAAAAGCATAAAGAAGAAATTAAAAGAACTTGATGATATGATTCATCGTTTAAAAAATGTTGCAGACAAATATCCAGAAATGGATTGGTTTCTTCTTATACAACTAAAAAGAAATCGGGATTTAGTGGCATCTACAATAGGAAAAAAGGAGAAAAATGAGAATTGTCAACCATGAAGTACAAGAAATCGTTGAAGTTCCTGACGATTTTGAAGAAATGCTCCGACATATTGAAAAAATTGGAAGAATTTGTTATCAGTCACAAGAAAGAATCACTGAGGATTCAGCGGAAAACTTTGTTAAAATGCTTTTTCGCCGGGGTCATTGGGCAATGCTTGAGCATTCTTGGCTTGTATTCACTTCGTGTCCTCTTGATTGGGACCAATGGCACCATCTTTATGAGTTGACCGATAGCCGATTTTTGCAAGTTCTAGTTGATGACAGAGATGAAAGAATTCCTATTATCTGCGGAAATTGGCGGGCTTGGTTTGAGCAAATTATCGGACCGGCAAAAGACAACAAAAACAATTTTGAACTTTTCAAACAATTGCCAGATATTATTAAAGATCTTTTTTCAGCATGTGGCATTACGCTTGATCGGGTTCATTTGAACGAAGTTGAAGATCCGTGCCTTTACCCGAAAGCATACACTGCAACGTTTTTGACTGATCGTGCTGTTACTCATGAAATGGTAAGGCATCGGCCGGCGGCATGGGCACAAAAATCTCAAAGGTACTGCGCCGATAGGGAATACCTTGAATTTGTTGCTCCTTATTATCTTGATTTGACTTCTGATTCTTCAACCGATGTGTATAGGTGGAAGTGTTTAATGAACAGGATTGAAGAGGATTATCATTTTGCATTGCGAAATGGGCAGACAGCACAAGAGGCGCGTTCTATGCTTCCTAATTGCACCGCAACACAGATTGCGATGACCGCAGATATTGCAGAATGGGAACATGTGTTTGATATGAGATGTGCATCGGATGCATATCCACCAATAAGAAAACTTATGAGAGAAGTCAAAGAGACATTCAAGCACCGTGGATATATAAAGGATAAACAAAAATGAAAAAATATATCTTGCACCAAAACGGAGGATTTGTTTAAGTTATTCACCTTAAAAACAAAGGGAGGCTTAAACAATGACTGTACTTGAAATTTTAAAATCAACCACAAATTCTGCGATTTATAAAAAAGCGCGGAAAATTTTTCTTGAAAGGTCAGGCGATATTCGTTGTTCGTTCTGTCCTTATCATGATGGAGAGAATTGGCGTCGACATCGGAAATCAAAATGCTGGAAGCGTTTTCGTAAGACTCAATACAAAACTAAATAAGAAACCTTCCCGGGCACCTCTCAAAGCATGAATTGCAACTCCGACTTGAATTGACAAGTATCGCCGTTAGGACGCTAACGGAATGGGTATTTAAAAAAGCTCGGTATCCCCACCATGGTCTTCTAAACCATTCACGTTAAAAAAGTGGGAAGGAGTGGAGAGGTTCAATTCCTCTACCGAGTTCCAACGTTTTCCTTTTTTCTTGGTGTTAATTATATTTTTAAAATTTCCGGCCTGAGCACCATTTTCTTTCTTTTTTTTGTTGACGCGGTTATAAAAAGAATGTATTGTGTTTGTGAAAGTTAAGCGAAGTTCAAAACAATTTTTATGGAGGTTGATCATGTCTTACATTTCTGAAGAAAGCAAAGCAAAAATTGTTGAAATCGTTACCAAGAAAGGTAAGGGTCTTCGGGCAACGAAACCGAAGACTGTTGATAATGATACAGGTCGGGCTGCTTATGTTTGGCGATATGTTGCTTTCTGTGTTTCGCCGAAATCAATTCATCATTGTCTGCCAATGATGGCATTTTGTTATCTGTCAAATGAAGATTTCAAGATTGCTCAGGACGACAAAAAGTTTTATGATGAACTTCATGCCATTGTAAATGAGATTGTTGATTCTTTTCCGAAAGAATCATGGCATGGTGTTCATCGTTGGGGCACTGTTCTTGGTCGGATTTAATTAAAAGAGCGGGTATCGTATAATGGTAATACTCCTGACTTCCAATCAGATAATCTCGGTTCAATTCCGGGTGCCCGCTCCAATTTTTAAGGAATCAAGATGAGGAAAACAGTTCTTGTCTTAAATGGTGATTATTCTTTCCTTAATGTTGTTTCACTGAAAAAAGCAATGCAGTATATTATTAAAGGAAAAGTGCAAGTTGAAAAGTATATTGAATCCACTATCTGTTCAGCGACAGAAACTTTTCAGGTTCCTTTAGTTGTTCGTTTTGTTAAATTTATTCGACAAATGTACAAAAAGAAAGTTCCGTGGAGCAAGAAAAATGTACTTCTTCGGGATGATTATGTCTGTCAGTATTGTGGACAGACCGAAGGAGCAATGACAGTTGATCACGTCATTCCGAAATCACGAGGAGGACGAAATTCTTTTGAAAATGCTGTCTGCTCTTGTTTTCGTTGCAATAATAAAAAAGGTGATCGGCTTCCGTCTGAGGCAAATATGTTCTTGACAAAGAAACCTATTCATCCTACAATAGCTGAATTCAATCAAAAAGTTTTAAAGAAATCAAACATTGAAAACATTTTCAAAACATGGTTCGGTGAAAATTGAATGAAACCTTATTTGACACAATATTGGAATAATTGTACGGTGTGTGGAAGATTCATTCCGTTTGAAGACTTTAATGATAAGAAAGCATTTTCAAAATTGGTTTCACCTGATTCTGCATTTGGTGTTGAACGGATTGAGTATTTTTGTAAAAAATGTGCTATTAAGGAGAAAACCGAGACATCTCTCCGGGTAGAATAAATGGCAGAGACAAGGGAATTAAAATCCATTAAGTGATGGGATCAACCCCCCCCCTCCTCCCCGGAAACCAACAAATAAAAAGAGAAGAAGGCCAAAATGTCTTGACTGAATTCTCTTTTTTCGTTTTATGAAAATAAAAAACAACCGGAGAATATAATGGAAGAGAAAAAGATTATTAATGTTACGATCAAAGATCCGCGGAAAAACATGTTTGCAACCAAGAATGACCGTCAATCCGTTATGATTTTGCGATGTTCTCATTCTGATAATTGCGATATCTTTAAGAAAAAACAGTGCATCCGTCTTGAAATATTCAATCACTTTTGTCCTTATGGTGATTATGAAGTAATCGAGGGATTTACCCCAAGAGCAAAAAATTATGCCAATTTTTTGAATGAAGCAAAAGAAAAGTATTCTGAATTCGTCAATCAATTGAAATGTATTTCAAAGGTAGGGTTTGAAAATGTTGGCGATTATGTTTATGTTCCTTATTCGTTCGTTCATCTTATTCCTGGAATGAACAAATATTTTCTTTCTGTTGGCCACATGTTTATGCCTGCACGCCCGTTTGTCAAAAAAGAAGACTTCACGGTTGAATTCGTTCGTATGCTGATTAAAGGCAAACCAATAGCATATTTGGGTGATTTGATTGATTTGATTGCTGCTTATCAAAAAGAAGAGGTGCCAAAAATTGTTTATGATCTAAAATTGTTTTCTCCTGATCTTTATGAACAAATCAAAGACGAAGTTCAGACAAATCAAACGTTCAATCCAATCGGCAAAAAAGCCTTGCTTAAAACCCTTTCTCCGTGTACAATCGTGAAAGGAGAAGGCAAAAGTTTTGAAAGTACATGGGAATGGGATGGGGAAAGAATGCATTATCAAAGTGGATTTATTTCATTGCCAAATAATGCTTTACCTGAAAATGTTTCTTGTTCTTATGTTCCTTCTGACAAAGAGGAAGAAATAGTTTCTTCTCTTGACCAAGTGAACGAGAATACAAAATATGTTTGTTATTGCTTTTATTTGTTCTAGGATTAACGAGGATTGCCTGTGTTCAAGATTTGCTCTAAGTAGATCAAAAGCATTGACAACGAATGGGTATGGTGATATATTTTCATCCTACCCATTTTATTTTAAGGAGAACGAATGAATCAATACTTGACAGTTTCAAGACACAAAAACTGCATTTATTCAAAAGAGGTTGATCAGGATTCAAAAACAATTTATCTGAAAAAAATAACCAAATATCCTTTTCGTTTTTTTGGTCCGTCTAAAGAAAAAACGGGATGGATTGACGTAAAAGGAAAGCCGCTCAAAGAAATCAATGTTGATTCTGTTGCAGACTTCAGGAACAAAACAAAATCAGTTCTTGAATACGGATACACGCTTTATGGAACAGACAAACTTGAATATCAATACATTTATGAAGAATTTAAAGACGTAACCCCGAAAAATGATATTATCATATCAGGGTTTTTTGATATTGAAACTGCAAGGGATGAAATAACTGGATATTCTTCTCCAGCAGAAGCAAAAAATGAAATTATATCCATTTCATTGGTTGTCAAAGATAAAATTTATTATTGGGGAATGAAAGACTTATCAAGTGAATTTTGCAAGAAAATGAATTTTGAATATTTTTGGTTCATGAATGAAGAAGAAATGTTGGTTCATTTTGCAAATTTCATCCGTAATTCGGGAATTACTGTTCTATCAGGATGGAATATTGTTCAGTATGATATTCCATATTTCATGAATCGTATGAATAATTTGGAGATTGACAGAACAAAAATATCTCCTTTTGGTAAAGTGTTTGAACGTATGTTTAAAAATTCGTTCGGAAATGATGTTCAAACATTCAATATTGTCGGTATTGAAATTCTTGATTACTTGGATCTTTATAAGAAATTTACTTATGTTACCCGCGACAATTACAAACTCAATACAATTGCGCGGGTTGAACTTCACGAAGAAAAAGTTGACTATTCAGAAGAAAGGAATCTTCAAGAGTTATATGAAAATGATTTTTACAAGTTCACTGAATATAACATTAAAGACTCTTTGTTGGTAAAACGACTTGATGAAAAACTGAAATTAATTGACCTTTGTGTGACTATTGCATACAAGGCAAACGTGAATTTTGCAGACGCTCTTGGAACTGTAAAAATGTGGCAGTTTTATTTGTACAAAGAAATGTTGAATCAATACATGGTTCCTCCGATGAAACCACAGAACACTGATGATTCGTCAATTATCGGTGCTTTTGTAAAAGATCCTCTTATTGGAATGCACGAATGGATTGTTTCGTTTGACTTGGCTTCTCTGTATCCTCACAATCAAATAGGATGTAACATTTCCCCGGATACTTTACTGGACGATGATGAATTGCCAAGCGAAATCATTGATTTTAGAAAGAAAATTTGGAGTGAATGCCAAACCCTTGAAAAAATTATTGAATTGTTATCCGAAAAAAAGATTGACTTAACAATCTTAAAGAAATATGATATTGGTATGACTCCAAACATTCAATTCTATAAACGCGACAAGCAAGGATTCATTCCTGAAATTCTTCATAAAGTTTATGATGACCGATCAAAAGCGAAAAATAAAATGCTCTTAAAAAAACAGGAATTAGAAAACCTCAAAGCGGAGTACAAGCATTATGAAAATTAAAGTTATACGTTGTCCGTTGTGTTGTATGGAGTTGCCTGTTGAAATCTTTTTACATCATATGGCATCGGATCATGACATTGAAGCAATTTCGCTTCAAGATATAAACGTCAGATTAAAAATTGTTGGGTTTCCAAATGTTGAAATTTACGAAACTGACAATTCAGAAGAGAAACGGTTCTTTGTATGAAACTAACTAAAGAAGAATATCTTAAAAAGAAAAATGATCTTGAAGCAGAAATTGCTCAATTAAATGCCTATCAAATGGCAGCAAAAATTATGATGAACAGTGAGTACGGAGCAATGGCCAATGCAAATTTCATTTTTTATGATTCGAGAAATGCCGAGGCTATCACGTCAACAGGACAGGTGGCAATTAAATTCATTGAAAGAAAGTTCAATGAATATTTTCACAAATTGCTTGGTACAGATACTGATGTTGTATTAGCTGTTGATACCGACTCGAATTATCTTCGTTTCGGTCCTGTTGTCAGAAAGTTTTTTAATAACAAATCAGAAGCCGAAATTGTTGATTTGCTTGATAAGATAGCGAATGAACAGCTTCATCCTTATATTGATAAGTCTTATCATGAATTATCTGATTATTTGAATTCATTTGATATGCAATGGAAAATGAAGCGGGAAGTAATTGCTTCAAAGGGTGTCTTTGTTGCCAAAAAGCGTTATTTTATGCATATTTTGGATGATGAAGGAGTCAGAATGAAATCTCCAAAATTGAAAGTGACAGGTCTTGAAGCTGTTCGTTCAAGCACCCCTGAAATTTGTCGTGAAGCATTAAAGAAAGCAATGAAAATCATTCTTGATAAAAATGAGGAAGCAGTTCAGCGATTTATTCAAGAATTTAAAAAAGAATTCTTTGATGCTCATGTCCTTGATATTTGTTTTCCTCGTTCTGTGTCAGATATTGAAAAGTGGGTTGATTCGTCTGGCAATGCTTTGAAAGGAATGCCCATTGCGGTTCGTGGTGCTTATGTTTATAATAAAACAATCAGAGAAATTGACCCCAAAGAAGAAACCATTAAATCGGGTGATAAAGTTTCTTTTGTGTACATGAAGCAGCCGAACAGATTTAAATCAAACGTTTTGGCGTTTCCTAATTATATTCCGAAGTGTCTTGAAATAGAAGATACTGAGATTGACAAAAAAATTCAATTTGAAAAGTCTTTCTTGAATTCATTGAGGATTATTCTAGGTGTTGTTGGGTGGAAAGAGGAAGTCGTGAACGATTTGACCGCGTTTTTCTGAAAGATATAATTTGCGAAGAATAAATACATATAGGCGAGGAATAGGAGTATGAAGACGAAAAAACTCAAAATCAGAATTCCTATTCCTCGTCCCGGTGTTCCGTTTAAACACAAAAAACGGTATTCGCGTAAATCAAAACATAAAAAAGAAAAATGCTCAAATTACAACGATTGATTCAGGAAGCCAGAATTGTTGGCAAAATTGATCTGCAAGGTGGAAAGAAGACTGATCGTGGATCGTCTTCTGGAAAAGTTTCACGATCAGATTTAAAAGCACTCGAAAAAGTTCTTGACAAATTGTTTGCGACTGTTAATATTGATGTGGAATTTACCCGCCATTTCTTGGATCGTGTAAATGATCCAAGAAACAAAAAGCAAATTACAATTGAAGAACTTCGGTCACTCTTTCAGAAAACATATCAGAAATATAAAGATCGTCTTGTTAAAATGGGGCCAGATACTGAAGCTGTATTGAAAGATTTGCAAACAAATATTAATACTCCGTTTGTGCTTGTTTGGGACAAGAAAAACAATGAACTTGATTTGGTTGCAAAAACTGTTATGAGAAAGAAAGATTTTAAGACTAGTAACGTTAAACTGAAAGTTTAATTATTAACATTAAATAGGTGATTTTATGTCTCTTTTGCCGGTTAAAGTGGCTGTTATTGGTTCAAGAAATTTCAATGATTATGATCTTGTCAAGAAAACTCTTGATGATATGAAGATTTCATTGATCGTTTCTGGTGGCGCAAAAGGTGCTGATTCTTTTGGTGAAAAATACGCCAAAGAGAAAAACATTAATACGCTTATTTTCTATCCTAATTGGAAGAAATACGGAAAAGCCGCTGGGATGATAAGAAACACAGAAATTGTCAAAAATTCTGATATCATTGTTGCTTTTTGGGATGGCATTTCAAAAGGAACAAAGGATTCAATCAATAAAGCAAAAAAATTAAACAAACAAGTCAAGGTGGTATTGTTTGAAAACGTTTAAAGATTTCCAGAATGATCTTGATGAAGCCTTTAAGATGAAAGATGGAAAAGTTCAGTTTGATTATAAATCAAACGATCCTGAAGGTATTTCATCAAGATTAGGTAAAACTGTAGGTAAGTTGCGAAAATTTGAACCTTATGTCACGACAACACAAACGTCCACAAAACATAAAGTTTTTTCTGTTTACAGTTCACAAGGTCCAAACGCGACCACAATTATCAAAGGGCTCAAAAAGCATACTGGCGAAGTTGATGCAAATGAATATGAGCATTTCCTCAAACGGACTGGTCTGTTCATTACTGCAAAAATAATGAAGAAAGAAAATATTGACGTTATTGTTTATCCTGCAAGCTCATCCAATCTTATTCATGATGTAGTTGAAAACATAAAAGACAGAAGTTCCGGCATTAAGGTTTTTTCAAATTCATTTGTCAAGGCAATTCCTTCAAAGATTGAAATTGATCGGGATGATCCAAAAATCACTCCTGCAATGATCAAATATCTTGAAAAAGAAATGGAGAAAGCAAAAAAAGATGGTTACTTCGCAATGAAAGAAATCAAGCAAGTCAGAGCAAGAAAATTCATTAAAAACTTTCTTGAACTTGCTCCTGATCCTCGTTTGAGAAAGTCTCTTGAAGGAAGAAATATTATGGTGATGGATGATGTTCTTGCGTCAGGAAATACTCTTGCTGAAATGTGTCGGCAAATTGAAATGTACTCTCCTAATAAAGTTATTATTGTAACTTTGTTCAAATCTGCAAAATAAGAGGATATTATGAAAACAGCCATTGTTACATACGGAAGATTTAATCCTGTAACGAAAGGCCACATGAAGATGTTTACGAAAATGCATTCTTTGAAAATCAAAGAAGGTGGAGACTTGTACGTTTTCCCTTCAAGACAAGAAAAGAATTCAAATAATCCTCTGTCTTTTCATGACAAGAAAGGGTTGCTGAAACGGGTTCTTCCGGGATTTATTATTTTTGACAACATTAAAGTCCGTACTCCTTATGATGCAATGAAATACTTGTCCAATAAAGGATACAAAAAAGTTATTTTTGTTGTTGGCGAAGATGGGATTCATATGGCAAAGAACATTGAAAAATATATTAATCATCCTGATCCTGAAAAGTCTTTTTTGTTTGAAGAGTACACGGTTGTGAATGCAGGAAAACGGAAACCAGACTCAAATGGAATTATTGGAATTTCTGGTTCTAAAGTGAGAAAGTATGCATTTGATAACGAATATGAAAAATTCAGAAAAGATTTCGTTGATATGCCGGATGAATTCGTAAAACAATATTTTAAGAAAATCAAAACAGCAATGACAAAAGAATGAAAAGTTTTTTAGAATACTTGACAGAGTTATCAATCCAAGCAGCGGCAAGTTTTGCTGCCACTTATCATAAAGGACAGACAAGAAAACTTTCCGGAGATCCTTATGTGGTACACCCGGAAGCTGTTTTCAATTCAATTAAGAAACTTGGTATCAAAGACAGAAATATATTGACTGCTATTTATATTTGCAATTATTTCCGTGCCATCTTTTATAATTTGCACGATCAAATGATTTGCCACAAAATTCACAATTAATTTTATTTGATGTTCTATTCGGGTTTAATTTGCAATTATCATTATGGTGTATTTTTAAATTTGCAGTATCCATTTTCACTCCACAATAAATGCATGTGCCATAATGAAGTTTTCGTTTTTCTCTTATGGTTCTATTGGGATTATATTTACAAAATTCACCATGCCATTGAAATCCGTTAGAGGGTATATATTTATTACAATGTTCACAAAATATTAATTCCGGAGATTTTCTGTTTTTATAAGGACTTTCTTTTCTATTAGGATTATGTTTACAAAATTCGCCATGCCACATTTTAAAATTGGAATTTAGAATAAATTCTTCACAAAATTCACAAAAAGTAAACCTAGAAGATTTACGCAAATCTCTATTAGGATTATGTTTACAAAATTCGCCATGATGTTGAGAATAATGTAAAATATCAGTTTCTATTTTACAAAATTCGCAAATATAAGGGATGTCGAAATTGTTCATTCCAACATAGGCAAATAACATTTTACATTTAAATTTATTTTTTGAAAATATCTTTGGTATTAATTTATGAAGTTCTAAATGATTGGAAATAGAAACTCTAATTAAATTTCTGTTATCATTTTTTAATTCTGGAAAAATTGATTTTGGCAGAATGTGATGAATGTGATGAGTGTGATGAATATGATTTCGTGTATCCTTTGATGATATCAATAAATTATAATATTCATCCATAAAAGTTTCATTTGAATTTTTATCAACATTTTTGAAATAATTGTTGATTTCTTCTTTTGTATAAATATTTTTATATAATGACATTTTAATCTCCTTTTGTTTATAATATTATTTATACTTTTGGAAAATATGATACAGTTGAAGATACACCAGCAACTTATAATAAAATCAAAAATGATTTTAATAAAGATGTTGCTGATCTTGTCAAAGAGTTAACCAGTTCAGATAAAGAAATCAAGACAATGGGTAAACCTGCGTATCTTGCAAAGAAAATGATTCAAATGTCAGATAATGCTCTGGTTATCAAGCTGGCAGACAGATGGCATAATGTTCAGGATGTTTTTCAAATGCCGAAGAATAAAGCCAAGAAAATGATCATGCAGACAAATTTTATTCTTGGCGAACTGAAAGCAAAGAGAAATTTGAACAAAAATCACAAAAAAATCATTCGAGAAATTGAAAAAACACTTGAAAGAAGCGGAGTCACCGTGTATAGTCTTAATTAAGTGAGATAGAGATTTGATTGTTATTTGATTGCTTAATTACTTGATTTTTCTGAAAGGAGTGATTATGAAAGACATGAAAGATATGAATGTTCAAGAACGAATTACCCGAATCAATGAACTTCGGGACGAATTAGAAAATCATTGCATGTGTGCTGATTTCATAGATCGTGGCAATGATTATATTGTGATTTATCCTCCCGGTTATACTGAATATCAAGGAATTCGGCACAGCCTAGATAGAGGAAAAATTCATGCACTGGAACAGCTTTTGAAGCGTTGTGAAGAGGACTGGCAAGGATCCATGTTTTGGAAAATCTAAACAGCGAGCAAAAATGAAAGACTATAAAAGTTTCATGATGGAAATCAAAATGACAGTCCAAGATGCCTTGAAAGTGTTTGGACTAACTTCTGTTCCTACTGACAAGGAACTTTCAATTCGTTATAAAGAACTTGCAAAAAAGTTTCATCCGGATCGTGGTGGTTCTGTCTCTGATATGCAACGGCTGAATGCCGCGAACGATTACTTGAAAAGTTATGCCGGAACCGATCACCAGCAAGCATTTAAGTCTCAAAAAGACATAAACAAAGAGTATTGGAATCTTGCTGCTGGCGCAAAAGCAATCCTCAAAAAGAAATTTAAGCCCGAAGCATACACGGCTTATTTTGAGAATATCTTTCAAAAACGCTTTATTGCAACTGTGAATTTTTATCCAGAAAAGACAAGCGGAACCCATCCGTATTATGCAGGAATCAAAGCAAAGTTTTCATCGGACGACGGTGAAACTTATTTTGATCTTGATATCTCCATTTATCTGACCGACATGCGCCGGAATACAAGTCTTTCTGGAGCAGATATTGACATTAAATTGCATGTTGTGGCTTATGGATTTCACAATAATCGCAAGCAAAAAATGGCACAAAGAGATTGGAAATATACCAATACTCATTCAATTCTTGAAGATCCAAAAGCCGTCTTCCCTGAAGCAAAATTGAAAAAAAGCATTTCAGCAAAAAACAAGAAATTCACACGAAAAGACGCCCAGCTTTTCTTGGAGAAGAAACTGAATGCTAATATTTCAAATGATTGTGCATGGATTCCGCTTGAGGACGGCATTCAAATTGTAATTTGTCGTCAATTTTTCATGAGAGCGCCTGTTTGGATTCCTAATGGAATTTATAAGAAAGACAATATGGCAAGTAAACGTGTTCGAATGTTGTCAGTATGGACTATGCCAGAAAATGAAGCTGCTATGAAAGAGCTTGAAAAACTGATAAATAAAGCTAAGAAGACAACAGATTTGGATGAAATTGACAAAATTCTCCATAACATCAAAAACACAAAATTTGAATAATTCATAGAATTGAGACTTTCAACCACTGGAGCCAAGAACATGAGGATTGACCACATCATCACACAGACGCGCCGCGATTACCGCGCGGACATGGTTTGCGAGCACTGCACCTCACCAGATAGGAGATACAACGATGCGGCATCTGCTTGAACGAATTGTTAGCTGGTGGCGACACGCTCAGGCGCGACGCGCGGCTAAAAAGTATGGACTTGACTTCACGCACAAGTGTTGCTTTCACCACCAAGTCGCGCACATCGGGGCGGGCCTGAAAGATGGCTGCGGCGAGATAGTTTTGGTGCCGATGACTTCCGGAAAAGTGGCGCGCTACAAGGTCACGAGCGAGCGGTATAGCTACGTTTCTGAGGACACGGGTCAGCGAAATTGGCGGTTCGAGTTCCAAGGCTACGAACCAGCTAACAGCTAATTCGTTCAATCTACCAGAGGAAATAACCGAATGTTGTCTGTGTGGACTATGCCAGAAACTGAAGCAATTGACAAAATTCTCCATAACATCAAAAACACAAAATTTGAATAAAGATGAAACACTACAAAGAATTTATTGTTGAAATGTCCGAGGAAATTCTTGATGCCGAAGTAACTTTTACTCCGTATGATGTAAAGACAGATAAAAACGGAAAAGTAACTTCATTCAAAATCAGAACCGCTTTTGAAGAAGGAAGCAATTCCATTGTCATGAAAGACAAAGGAATCGAACGTGCATTTATTGCGTGGTACGGAGAAGCAAAAATTAAGAAAGCACTCGAAAAAGGTGGCGTTTCTTCTCTTCACAAAACCGAAGTTTATTCCAGTATTTCAAATAAAGGGCTTGATATGTATATTTACTTTGATAATAAGAAAATATCGCTTAAAGTATAAGGACAAAGAAAAATGGCATGGAATATTATAGAAGAAAAACCCAATTGGGAATATTCTGATACTCCAAATACTGATAAAAAACCAATTGATCATTATGATTATGATAATAATGCGGTTCATGTAAATGGATCAAAACATGTTTTTTCTGGTGAGAAATTTGTTTTAGCAAGACAGCGTTTTCACGCTCATCCGGGATACGGAGAGTTGTATGTAAGATATGATCCAATTTCAGCAATTTATGATTCTGGAAATGTTGCATGGACATATACTCTTCCTAATGACACAGAAACAAGAAATGCAACAGGATGGGAAGCAGGAGAAGCAAATCTGTTTTATGACGCAAGCGGTGTGCCAATTACTGTTACTGGTGTAGATATTCTTGCCGATCAATTTATAAATACATGGAATGTATTTTTTGTTGAATTTGATGAAGTTTTAGAAACGGGAAGAATGATAATCTATCCAGAAGATATTTCTTATTCTGAAGCAGCTTCGTTAATGCGAAAACATGATTTGCCTGTTATGAAATCGTTGTATATAAATGAAGAAATTTTGACAATCAACGGTGAAATTTTAACAATAAATCAAATGTAAATATAAATGAAAAGATAAGTTAAAACCAGATGTTTATCGGTCAATTATAACAGAACCCGTTATTATTGGTCCTAAAGCAGAACCGCAAATTTCAACAATATTAAAAAAAGAGAGGCGGAATATATCATCTGGATATTTCCCAGAGGTAGTTACAGGAACGTTTAATTCTGATTATGTTTACAAATATCTAACTATAAATGAAAAAATTTTGACGATTGATGGTAAAGGTTTAACAATAAACAAAAATTAAGGAAAAAGAATATGCCAAATATTAATACAAATTTACCTCCCTTAACTGGATTTAACTCAAAACTTTTCGGTATGGATTCATCTGGAACCACAGGGTGGTTCCAAACATCATTTTTTGCACCAGAAGTGTATTCAATTGGTATTCCCGGGACTGCTGGATTTGGAGTTGGTGTTGCGCCAGAATTGCCCGATGGCATGACGCCGCTTCCTGGCACAAATTCTGTATTATCTCCTGAATACGGGAACTATCAATATTCAGATGGATCAATTTGTTGTTTTATTCCTACATACTGGTATAAGTACGGAACAGGATCAAACGGTCTTGCGGTAAATCAGGTTGATATTAAGCCATATTCGTTTTTTAATAGCGTGTCCGAAGCAAATACAAACGGATATACAGTTCACCGAGCATTTTATAATGGTGGAGTATTGCGACAAGGATATTTCCTAGATAAGTTTCATAACTCTGCAAATGGAACGGTTGCAAGTTCTCTGAAAAACGGTATTCCTATTTCTTCATCAGCTAGAGACCCGCTTGTAGGACAAGATTTTGCTTCTCTTGGGGTTGCTGCAAATTATTCAGGAGCAATTGATCTTGCGAAGAAACGCGGCCCAGGTTGGCACTGCGCTACGCTGTTCCAATTTCGGGCTGTTGCGTTAGCTCAATTGGCGCACGGCCAAGCATCAACCAGTAGCACTTATTGCGGATGGTACGATCCTGATGGTATAACCAATTTCCCTAAAGGTTGTAACAACAACGCACTCAAAGATCATCTGGATGCTACAGTAATTTATCAGCCAGATGGAAGTGAAACTAACTGTGGTTTGACTGGATCAGCCAGCATCCCAGCAAAAGTTTCACATAACGGACAAGAATGCGGTGTGATGGATCTGAACGGTCTTGTTTATAATATTGCAACTGGCCTAACTTCAGACGGAACAAATTATTATATTCTGAAGCCTGACGTTGACGTTAGCACAATGACTTCTGGAGCATCGCTTGCAACAGATGTTTGGGGAGCAACGTCTTATGCCGCTAACTATACAAATGTTGGCCCGTCTTACGGTGCGATGGATAATGCAGCTGAAAATAAAGGTATGGGAAGCGAAAATCAAGTCTTGAGTGAAGCCATAGATGGGTTGGGATGGGAAATGACCGGGGCCGGTATTCCACTACTTGATGGTATCGGAGGCAGCAATATGTTCGGGAACGATTATTTTTATCCTAGATTAGTTTCTTCTTTGTGTCCGATTGTTGGTATGCGTTGGACCTACCATGCGTCTGCTGGTTGTTGGGCTTTGTTTTTGAATAATTCGCGTACTAATGCCTGCCACACTGTTGGGTTTCGCTCTGCCTTGTATCTTTGAGTCGTCTCGCGGTAGCGAAGACGACATAACATAAATAGATTTGGAGATATAATGAACGTAAATGCTGAAGCAACTTTGGATCATAAATATATAGAATTTGCAAAGTTGCTGAATTGTTATCTTAATCATTTTCCTAAATTTGAAAAATATGCATTAACTCAAGAAATAAGAAAAACCTCTTATGAAATGTATTGTTTGATGGTTGAAACACAAAAAAGGTATCACAAAAAGACGGCAATATCAAATCTTAATATCAAACATGAACAACTTAGGATGTTAGTCAGATTGGCTTATGCGCTTGAATATTTTAAATATAATGATGGTTCAAAAACAAACACAGAAGATAAAGCCAATCATAGATATCTTGCTTTATCTCGAATGATAGATGAACTTGGAAGAATGATAGGAGGATGGATGAAGTCTCTAAAATCAGAAAAATAGAATAATGTTTGAAAAGGAATCATCTTAACATGTCCGATTGTTGGTATGAATTGGAACAACAATGCGAATGCTGGTTGTTGGGCTTTGAATTTGAATAATTCGCGTACTAATGCGAACCACAATGTTGGGTTTCGCTCTGACTCGGAACTACCTCGTATTCTTAATAGAAATGGTGGATCCAAGGGAGATGGTTTCTTGGGGTTTCCCGAAATCGGATTGGTATTATTTTTCTAGTAGGATTAAATTCTCGAAAGTCAAATAATATGAAGCGTATAGGATTTTTGTTTGAAAAAACTTTTACTAAAGAATCTCTTTTTGAAGCATATTTGGTTGCTTCAAAAGGAAAACATAAGAAAAGACAATGTTTTGAATTTGAAAAGAACTTGGCAAGTAATATTGATGAATTATATGAATCAATTCATAACGGATCATATAAACCAAAAGAATATTTTAAATTTGAAGTTTATGAGCCAAAGAAAAGAACTATTTATGCTCCTGCTTTTAGAGATATAGTAGTTCAACATGCAATTTATAAAACAATATATCCTATTTTTAATAAAACTTTTATTGATCAGTCATTCGCATGTAGGGTTGGATATGGAACACACAAAGCGGCAGATTATGCACAAGAATCATTGAGAAAATCGGATATTGATAGTTATACAATCAAACTTGATATACGAAAATTCTTTTATAGAATTGATAGAAGTGTTCTAAGAAAATTGATTGAAAAGAAAATTAAAGATAAAAGATTTGTTGATATTATGATGATATTTTGTGATTATCCAGATCATATTGGAATTCCAATAGGAAATTTATTAAGTCAAATTTATGCTCTTATATTTTTGAATCCGCTTGATCATTTCATAAAAAGAACGCTCAAAATAAAATATTATTGTAGATATGTTGACGATTTTGTTTTATTTAATTTAACTTTGGAACAATGTAAAAATTGTTTAAATAGAATTAAAGAATTCATAAATAAAGAGTTAAACTTGCAGCTTTCGCGTTATACAATAGCGAAAACATCAAAAGGAATAAATTTTGTAGGATATAGAACGTGGAGATCAAAAAGATTTATTCGTAAAAGAAGCCTTTATGTTTTTAAAAAAGCACTCAAAAATAAATCTTACGAATCTTTGGTATCTTGTCTAGGACACGCAAAAAGAACTCATTCTTTAAAAAGAATGTTAACCATGATACAAGAGGAAATAAATGGCAACGATTTATCAGTACGAAAAACACATTGATTCTGTTACCACAGTTTATATCAAACTACCAGAAGACATTGTTTGCAATGAGCTTGCTGTCATTGATGGTATAACTTATGTTTCTGTTCCGGACAATGTTGAATTGCCAGAACAGCCATTGGAAATATCTGTTTCTGTTGCTGAAATAACAGATGAATTGAAAATGAAATTAAGAAAAGAATCGGCTCATTTGCAATTGATTGATAAACAATTCACTGAAAAATTAAGGAAGAAATATTCTCTTGAGGACGAACTTTATTTTAGTAGGATTGCAATCGGTTTTCTCATGGGAAAATATGTTTTTGAAGATGACGAAATGGGGTTGCTTTCAGAATACCAGATGTTTGTTGAAGATTTACGTCAATGGGCAAGGAACGAGAGGGCGAAACTTGGATTATGAAATAACATTAAAATGATGAACACTACAACAAATTTGTGGATAACATCTGATCATCATTTTTTGCATTCAAATATTGCAAAGTATTGTAACAGACCAGAGAATTTCAATAAAATTCTTGTGAATAATTGGAATTCTCTGGTTCATGATAACGATATTGTCTTGCACTTAGGCGATTTTTCTGCTGGTGTTGGTTCTTATCCGAACGGTTACAAGACACTAAAAATAATTTCTGATTTCTTATCAGAGGCAATCATGATCATAAACCAGTAAATTACTTCACGGATGAATTGTGGTTTATTGAAGTTTATCAACATTTTATTATTGACGAATACTTTTTCTCTCATTATCCTTTGGTTGTCTTTCCTAAAGATTCCAAAAAAATACAAAATAAGAAAAAACATCTTCTTTCTGTCTTCAAGAAAGAAAAATGCCGGTATGTCATTCACGGACATACCCATGTTCCACATCCTAACCTACCAAATCATTTTAACGTTTGTGTTGATTTACATGGTTACTCTCCAGTTTTATTCTCCGACATAAAAAAATATTTTCATCAAAACAAAGAAATCTCTTGAAAAGTTCTTCTGAATAGTTTATTCTGTATGTGAAAGTTAAGAGATACTTGAGATTAATTCTGAAAGAGAGGTTGATCATGAAGAAAAGCAAAATGAAAGCAATAAGCGGCTGTGACTTTGTTCGTAATGCAAAATGGGATCCGCAAAAGCGAACCGAAAAAGGTTGGGCGTTGTGGGCGAAGCGTGAAGCCGCTCGGTTGAGCAAACGAGACAGATTTGGGTGGAACGCTTCAATTTGTCATATTGAGCGTGACGGCGAAAAAATGTTGCGAATTAGTTTTGGAGGACAGCCCGAATGAAACAAAAAAGCTTGACGGATCGAAAAGGACCTGTTAAGCTGTAGATAATCAAAGGCAACATACCAAACAAAATGCCGGGACATCCCGGCGAGGAGATTGAAATGAGCGTATTTGTTATCCTGAATCACAATCTTACCCAAGATCAGCGTGAAGAACTTGAAGAAAAGTTTGGAAGAGTAGTGGAGCTGGACGCGGAAGAGAAGGCAATGTGGGCGCAAATACCGGCCGAGGGCGATCATTTGGAGGTACAGAAACATATCTGGCCTATCCTGATGAAGGTAAATGAGCATGATGCTGTGATTTGTCAGGGCGAGTTCACGGCATTCTGTGCTGTGTTCACAATGTGCCAACCGCACATAAAGACGTACTGGTTGCCTGCTCCAAGCGGGAGACCGTAGAAACAACGGGACAAGATGGTGCCGTTGTAAAGAAGGCAGTGTTTAGACACGTGCAGTTTCGACGTGTACCGATGATCTAAAAAGGCATCGCGCCTTGTCGCCTGCTAAATAAAGATCAGCTTTGGAGGACATTCCGAATGAAACAAAAGAAACACAAAAGAGCTTGACGGGTTAAAATAAACATGTTAAGCTTTAAACAATCAAAGGCAGCATAACCAACAACAATGCCGGATGACCCGGTGAGGAGGATGTTATAATGAGAAAGGACGGGATTAAAAGGTGTGTTGAAGTACCGGGGATATACGAGTTGAAGACCTTTACGGAGGTCATCGAGGCTCGTGGCGTGGAGAAAGGGTCTGTCCGTTGGAACAACTTGAGGACGGAGTACGAGTACCACTTGGAAAAACCCCATAAGCAATGGGGCTGGATATGGCACGCAACCTTTGGACTCGGCGACGATCCGCCTAACGACCTTCCCCTTGAGTAATAATCACCGGTGGCCATTAGAGCATCTAATGGCCACGATAGTGTTCAATATTGGACACAGAACAGACACAACACAACAAGAGGTGAAGCATGGCAGTGTGCGTCCATCAGATCAAGCCGTATGATTTACCCCTGCAGCCGAATGCTCTGCGGGTTGAGATTATCACTCCCTGTCCGGTATGTATTCTGCGGCCTAAGGTTGACCAGTTCGGCAGACGGTACGAGGTGTTTCGCTGGGTTGGATCAGGTGGCGATCCGACATCTGCGGCGATGCCCTGTGTCGGCCGGAATAGTAGGCTCTGTCCTTGTCGAGTGATTGCCGAGGACTCGCTGATGAACGGATTCAAGAGCGGCCCGTGCCCTGTCTGCAGAACGTTTAACCGGCGTGACGGATACGGGCCTGTAGAGTGTAGAGAATGCGGACTGCTGTTCGAGCTGGTTGCAGAGAGCAAGGAGCCTGAAAAAACTGTAACAATGGAATACATCCACTCACAATTTTTATAAGGAGAGAGTATGGGAGGAAATATTTGCGTGAAAATTCAAAGTGATACCACGCTTGTGGACTTTGTTAAATTGAACGCAGAACAGCAAGCAACCGTTTTAAAACAACCATATGAAGTGTTTGAGAAATACGATGGAGTAAAAATTTCTGTTGTGTACAATCCGTTCGTTGATTCAAAGAAGTTTTTTGATCATATTACTGTTTCGTATAAAGGGTTTGAAATTTTCCCGTTTGAAAAAATCGGAACGGTTCCACAAGAGTCGTATGGATATATTCAGTTCAGTAAAATTTGGAGCACTCTTAAATTCATTGAGTCAAAAATTAAAAATTTTGCAGGAAGTGAGCTGACAGAATTTCTTTTTGAATTCATTATGCGAAAGAACACAATTGCAACCGAATATAAGCGATACCACGAAATGATTCTGGTTGGTTCCCGTAGGATTAAACAAATTTCTAATAAATTTGGGATGGTGACGATTATCCCTAAAACGAACGAGGATTGCTTCAGACTGCATGATTCGTTTAAGCGTACTTGCGTATACCCTAACCTTCTTTTTACTGGCACAACAAATCCTAGTGCTATCCGTTCGCTTGCATATAATTTGGAGTCAGAATTTGGAGGTAAAGCAGAAGGAATTGTTCTGCACTCAAATTTTGGTCTATCGTATAAAGTAGTTGATCCAGAAAAACGAACAAAGCGATACATACGCGAAAAGACAGCGAAATACTTTTTCCCTGATCCTGATCAGCAACGTTATTATGAAGAATTCGTTGAAGGAGAAGCGAATAGGATTGTTTCTTCTTATTGTCAATTTCCCGATGTGGAAAAGAATACGTTCAAAAAAATGCTTGGAACAATGTTTTATTATATATATAATCCTCCTTATTCGTACCCAGTTGATTCTGGTGGGCACCAAAAACACCAAATCAATATCAAAGATGACGTTTATGTTAAAGTGAGGAATAAAATAATCAAAAAGTATATGGATTTTTACGGTTTCAATTACAAGATTGATTCCAATACAGAAATCAAGAATGTTCATCCGCTTCCCAAAGCATCGTTTCCGTCTTTGATTCTGATTCGTGGTCTTCCGGGTTCTGGTAAGTCAACTCTTGCTTCTGCGATGGTAAAAGCGTCCAAGGTCAAAACGTATCATTATGAAGCAGATCAGTTTTTTACCAATGAAGAAGGAGAATATAAGTTCATTCATGATGAAATCACAGATGCCCATAATTGGTGCTTTACGAATGCAATTAAGGCTCTCAAGAATGGACATTCGGTTATTGTGGCGAACACGTTTGTCAATTATAAAGAGGTTGAAGACTATTTTCTTTTTTGCCTTGACAATGACATTAAATTTGATATCATTGAAGCTCAAGGAAATTATGGTAGTGTTCACGGTGTTCCAGAGCGCGCAATTGAGCGCATGAAGAGCAAATGGGAAAGTCTTGCGTCAATCAAAGAGACTATGAAAAACGAAACTTTTAATTAATAAGGAGAAATTAGAGCATGAGCATTAAAAATGGTATTTTGTATCTGACACGGGAAGAAATTAGAGCAGTATTCAAGAAAATCAGAGAAGAATATGGTATCAGCAAACCGTATAAAACTTACTGCGATACTCGGTTTTCTTTTCATCCTTCCAATATTGATGGAAGGAACTTGAAATTTTATGTTCTTCAAGCAAAAAATGAAAAACAGTTCAAGAAATTCAAGAAACATCTTGACGAAGTATTGAATGCTTTTGGCTATTCATCAAAAGAAATTTTTGAAGGATACGGCGATGATTGGGAATATTATTTCTCAATTCAGATTTACAACAACACAGGAGATCAAAAATAAACATGACAAAAGACGATAATATGTTTGATTTTGCAAAAGAAATTTTCAAGATCAATGAATACGCTTCTGTCGCAAGCGATGGTATTATTGCTGGAGACTTTGACGGATTTCTTGATTCCGGATCATATTCTCTGAATGCTCTTCTTTCTGGTTCAATTTATGGCGGGTTTCCTCTTGGGAAAGTATCTGCATTAGTCGGTCCATCAAAAGTAGGCAAATGTGCAAGGGGATCTGAGATTATAGAAATTTATACCAGAGAATAAACAATACTTTTTCTTATTTTAGACACTCCTGTTTTTATAAATAAAAGAAACAATTTTTTATAAAAACAGGAGTGAAAATGAGAAGAGAAAAAAATTGGAGATGTATAGAATATTGGTTAAGTAAGAATTACACAGAAGCTGAAGCAAAAATATTGATTTCCCAAAAACAAAAGGAATCAAATTATTTTTGTGTTGAATATTGGATTAAAAGAGGATGCACAGAAAAAGAAGCCTTATTAGAAATTGAAAAGAAAAAAGCTGAATTTAAAGAAAGAGTCAACGAACCTGATCACCGCAAAAAATTGTCAACTGCACAAAAAAATCTTCACAAAAAAGAATACTGGATAGAAAAATGGGGTGACGAAGGGGAAAATAAATTTATTGAATTCAAACAAGCGAATTTCAAAAATTTATCAGAAGGACAAAAACAGTTTCAACTTAAAATAAAAGAAAATCCATCTGGATTTAGAGAATATAATAGATTATGTGTTGAATATTGGACCAAAAAAGGTTATGATGAAGAGTCTGCGAAAAATCAAATATCAAAAATACAAAAACGAGATTTGTTGTATTTTGTTGAGAAATACGGAGAATCTGATGGTTATGAAAAGTGGAAACACAAAATTAACACCTGGCAATCATCTATCTCTAAACAAAAAGAAGAAATTAACGAAAAACAAAGAAAAAACAGTCATTGCGGGTATTACACAGAAGAATTATTAAAAAGAAAAAATATAGATTTTCTTAATTTTTATTTACTTGAATTTGAGGATGACAAAGGTAAATTTTATAAATTTGGTATCACAAAAAGAAACAAAATTCATAAACGATGGAAGGCGTGTTTGGACTATAAAGTATTGTTTTTCAATAAAAAGAAAGCTATTGAGGCACTAAAAAAAGAAAACGAAATAAAAAATTTGATAAAATGCGGAAGATTGCAGACAAGAGAAACGAGCTTAATAAAATCAAAAGAAATAATTGATGAATCAGAAAAAGACATTTTGTTTAAAATACTAAAGGAGGAATTTCGTGAAAAAGCACACAATGACTTATCAGAATTTATATGAACAATATGGTGAAGGTGATTATGAAGTGCCGTATCCAGTAAATGATGAAATTTTTGTTAAAACTCCTACAGGGAAATCAAAAATTTTGGCTGTGATCAAAAAACGAAGTAATGTAATTCGTGTTTGTTTTGAAGATGATGAAATTTTTGAATGCTCAGAAAATCACGTTTTCTCTTGTGATGGTGAAACGGTTTTAGCAAAAAACGCAAAAATCGTGGACACCATTCACGGAAAGAAAAGAATTGATAAAATTATTGACATTGGTGAGGAAGATGTATTTGATGTTAGCATTGAATCCCCACATTGGTACATTGCTAAAGAAAGCAGTGGATTGATTCATCATAATACTTTCTTTGTTTTGACAACAATGAAGGAGTTTCTTGCTGCTAATCCTAAGGCGATTGTTGTTTTGTTTGAATCTGAATCAGCCATAACGAAAACCTCTCTTGAAAATTTTGGTATTGATACAAAAAGAGTAATGGTTCTTCCTGTTGAGACTGTTGAACGTTTCAGACACCAATGTTTGAGTTTGTTGATTAAATACGGAGAACAGCCAGAATCAGAAAGACGAAAAATGCTTATTGTGCTTGATTCTCTTGGTATGCTGTCCACTGAAAAAGAAATGGGTGATATCACAGAAGGGAAGAATACAAGAGACATGACGCGGGCACAGATCATTAAAGCCGCGTTTCGTGTCTTAACGTTGAAACTTGGTAAGATAGGAATTCCGTTTCTTCTTACGAATCATTCTTATCAGACAATGGGATTATACTCCCAAACTGTTCAGGGCGGCGGGTCCGGCCCTGAGTATGCGGCGTCCACAATCGTTTTCTTGTCAAAGAAGAAAGACAAGTTAGGAAGCGAAGTCGTGGGTAATATCATTCATTGTAAGCTGAATAAAGGCAGGCTAACAAAAGAAAATTCTACCGTTGATACTGCGATCAATTATGAAACTGGGTTAAATCGCTGGCACGGAATGATTGAATTTGCTCTTGAAGCAGGTATTTGGGAAAAGTCTGGAACACGGATAAAAATCCACACAGACGAATTACTTTTTCCCAAAGCAATCATGAATGATGTTGACAAATATTTTACATCTGATATACTATCTAAAATAGATTCGTATTGCAAACAGAAATTCCTTTACGGGAATGCACAAAAAGATGAGGATGTAGAAAAAGAGGAGAATGTAGAAAATGGAGAATCCAGTTCAGACAGTAATAACAACGATTCGGGCGAAGAAGTCTAAGGAGAAACTTGTTTTTGAAATTCTTGATGGTCCGTTTGAAGGAGTAGAATATTCTATTAATGAAGATTCACTTTCAGTTGAAGGCGAAGATGTTACATTTATGTATGAAATCAGCAATCCAGACATTTATCGTGCTGCTGCAAGAAATATGCTGGAGCGTATTATCAAGTCGGATGTTATCAAGCGGATTGAAAATCATGTAAACGAAAAACTTGGAACAAATGGGTGACATAGAAGCACAAGAACTGTCAAGAGTAGAAGACCTTATATTTAATGGATTGATCAACAATGACAATTATTTTTATAAGGTCTTTCCTTTCCTCAAAGAAGAATATTTTGACGATAAAGAAAAGGTAATATTCAAAATATTCAAATTTCATCATGATAAGTTTGATAAAAAAGCAACACCAGAAATTCTTGAGGTTTATCTTGACAAATACAGAAATACCAACGAAACACTCTTTTCTGCTGCAACTGAATTTTTCTTTAAGATTAAACCAGAACGACCAACTTTAGATTATGATTGGTTGACAGATGCAACGGAAGAATATTGTCAAGACAAAGCTTTATATAATGCGCTTGCAAAAGCAGTTTCAATTTATGATAAAGAAACAGACGAACAACCGAAATCAAGCATTCCTGAAATTCTCCAAGAGGCTCTTGGAGTAACATTTGATAATGACAATGGTCTTGATTATTTTGAGGACGCACAAAAAAGATTTGAACGTCTTCATTTAAAATATGATAAAGTTCCTTTTTTGTGTGACGTTTTAAATGAAATTACTGATGGTGGATTTGAACTAAAGACGGTTAACTGTTTTTTGTCGGCAACAAACGTGGGCAAATCCGCCATGATGACCTGGCTTTCAACCGAGTATTCATTACAAGGAAAGAAGGTTCTTTACTTGTCAATGGAAATGGCAGAAGAAAAGATTGCTCAACGAATGGATGCTTGTTTGTTCAATCGTACTTTGTCACAAGTTAAGAATATGGGCAAAGATGAATTTCTTGGTAGTGTTCATAATTTGACAAAAAAGGGAATGGGCAAGATCATAGTGAAAGAGTTCCCAACATCAACCGTTCATATGGGGCACGTTGAAGCGTATTTGCGGGAGTTAAAATTAAAAAAGAATTTTGAACCCGATGTGGTAATGCTTGACTATTTGAATATTTGTTTATCAAAGCGCGTTTCTTTGAATAAAGGAACATATATGTTCGTCAAATCAATTGCGGAAGAATTTCGTGGTTTAGCAGTGAAAAACAATTTTTGTGGCATTACAGCTGTTCAGGGGGACCGTTCAACCATTGAGTCTTCTGATATTGGATTGCAGAATGTTGGCGAGTCAAAGGGTATCAATGATACAGTGGATTTCATGCTTGGTCTCATGGCTCCTGAAGAAATAAAAGCGCAGGGTATCATGCTCTGCAAACAACTCAAAAGTCGTTATGGAGACGTAAACAGAAAGAAGCGATTCGCTTTGATATTTGATTCTGAAAAAATGAAGTTTGAAGACAGTTCCGATTTAAAAATAGAAGGATTTAATGCTCCTAAAGGAGATAAGACCAAAGATGTCCCTTTATTTGATAAAAGCACAAACAACAGAATTCTTGAAGAGAGACCAGATATAACAGGAGATGCAACAAAAGCACTTCTTTCAGGAGGGATAAAATGGTAATTTATCAATGGTTCAACACAGTAAAAGGAACTGATATATACGGAAGAGAGGTTCCTATTAGAATTCTATGCGAACTTCCTGATGTTGACATTCCTAGTTATATGAGAAAGAGACTTCCGCCTTCTTTTAAAACAGATTTTGATTTAATTGACGAATTTATAAAGGAAAACGACGCATGGGAAAAATCAAAGGAGTAAACGTTTATGTGATTTCCGACATTCATCTTGAATTTTATGATGGTGCAGGAGCAAATGCAATAATGAAAAAGATTGCTGCCCAAGTAAACCAATTTGAATGTAATGTTGTCGTGATTGCCGGTGATCTTTGCCCTATTAGGTGGGCAAGGCAAGTTTTGAATGAATTTGCGGAAATGGTTCCTGATAGTGATATTTTGTATGTTCCGGGGAATCATGAATTTTACGGAGAAAATTATGCAAGAATAAATAGAGACAAGCTCAATATTATTGTCTGGGAAGATTTGAATGATCGGGTTTTTATGTTGGATCGTTCAACGTATAGTAAGAATGATGTTGTTTTTCATGGAATTACCGGATGGATAGACGAATCATGGCAACGAATTCATTTTGATGAAGACATGGTTGAATATGATTTTTACAGAAAGCGGTATTCTGATTTTTCTCAAATTAAGAATTTTCAATTGACTCTTGAAAAAGGAAAGTCAGACTTTAAATGGCTTTGTAACCAATTGAATAATTACAAAGAGTACAATGCTCGAATTCAAGAATACAATGTTTATCAGCACCAAATTGTGATAACTCATTTCATGCCATGTAAAGAATTCATCCATCCAAGGTTTCTCAAAAGCAAAATAAATAATTGTTTTGCAAACGATTGGAAAGAGAAGATCAAAAATCTTGGAGTTGATTATTGGATTTATGGTCACACCCATGACAAGAGCATTAAGACAGAAAACAGCACAAAATTTATTTGCAACCCGGTTGGTTATCCCCATGAGCCAGCTTATTTATTAACGGCTTACGTCATTAACCTCTAAAAGGAAGAAAAAATGGAAACACCACAGGAATCAACCCTTGACATTTTTGATTATTACACTATAATGGATAGAACATCTGTTATTTTAAACAATTTCGGAGATGTTGCGGTTCTGGCTGAAAGCTGTCCCGAATTGTCTGCTAAAGCAGATTCGTTGACAGAAGCGATTGCCGATTTTTATCAAAGTGCCGCTGATCGTTTCGATAAGGAACTTGATGAAATTGATGTTAGTGGAGAATATGATGAAGAGAATGAAGAGATTTAAAATGTCTTCAATTATTATTGATTGACACAAAAAGCAGAAGGAAATCCTTCTGCTTTTCTTTTTAAAGGAGAAAGGAATGATTAAAACCTTTCATCGTTTTTGACATTTCTCGCCGTGATGTTGTTTAAAATTTCCAGCATCAAAGAATCCGCCACAATGTTCACATTCAAATTTTGGTATATTTCTTGATGCTGGGTCAAAATTAGGATTTTCTTTACACTTTTCACCGTGCCATTTGTGATAGTTTAAAGAATTGTAATATTTACCACAGTATTCGCATAATATATCTGGTCTTTCTGACATGATTTTTCTTTGTTGACGTGATCGTTTTTTTCGTGTTTCTGGATTAGCCCACCGTCTTCTGTTTTGTTCACTATGTTTACTTCGTGTTTCTATGGACCTTTTGATCCCACAATTTGCTTGTTTCAACTCCCCGGAGATGTATCTTTCATCTAATACGGATATTCTAAAAATTTTGCCTCTGTCATCTTTGACAGAAACCTTTCCTTTTGATGCTTTCCAAGCATCTCCTCTACCTCCGGTGCAGAGATTATATGTGTCTTTCCGTTTTACAAATGCTTCATTTACAAGTTCTGCTTCTTTAGCAAATGCTTCATTTACAAGTTCTGCTTCTTTAGCAAATGCTTCTTTTGCTGTATAAAAAACATGAAGAGTTTCACGAATGAAGTTTTCTTCACCATATTTCTTGATTGCTTTTTTCAAATCTTTGCCGCTACCCAAATAACCATCAAAGATAATAGGAAAGAAAAAATCTTGTTTATGAACGCCAATATAGATTTTCTGATTGACAAGATTAGTAGTCTGGTATACAATATAAATATGTTTAGATTCTGACATGCTATACCTCGAATATAGTGTGTCGGAGTTTAGGTTCACAGAAGAATTGACGGTTCTTCTGTGAACTGTTTATATTATTATTTATATAAGGAGATATTTTGAAAATAGGAATTTTTCACTATGATTTAGATGGAGTTTCATCTGCAATTGTGTTGAATCAAGTTTTCAAATTTGATCAGATTTTAAGGGGAGGATATAGTCGTATCCCTGAATTGATTGACAAAATTCCTGATGATGCTTCCATTATTGTCTCTGATTTAGTCATTTCAGAAAATGATTATGAAAAACTTTTAGATAAGTCTAAAGGAAAATTGATAATCATTGATCACCATCCTGAAACCAATAAAATCAAAGAAAAATATCCGAAGCATCCAATTTATTATGCAGAAGACAAAGCAGGAGCAATGCTCTGTTATGAATTGCTGCAAAAGAAAGGAATAAAATTTTCGCTTGACTTGCGTGAATTAGTAAGATATACTAACGCATACGATTTATTTAAGCGAAAAGAAGAGAAAGCATTATTCACTGAAGGGTTTAACTTGAATCTTCTCTTCTGGAAATATCATTTTGATGCTTTTTTCACTAGGTTTGAAAATGGATTTGATGGATACACTGAAGAGGAACTTAAATTTATCGAATATTCGCGGAAGATGCAGAAAGAAATGTTAGAATCCACAAAATATCACGAATTTTTGGGGAACAATTCAAAAGCTCTTATTTCTGTTCTTGCCAATTCTTCAATAATCAATGAAGTTCCTTACTATAAGACTGGATATGATGTTTATTTTATGATCACCAAGTTCAAAAATAACATTAATATCAGTGTCCGGACAGGAGATAACGGCCTCATTATAAATTCTCCCTGCAAAGAAATTGAAAAATTAAAATACGTTTCAAGCGCGGGCGGACATCCTCAAGCGTGTGGAATTACAGTTGACGTGGACACTCCTGATGAAGCTCTAACCCGAATTATTTTGACTTATTATAAACTATTAGAGGAAACGAATGCCGATATCCTTAACAGAAAAACAAAAAGCCGCAGTTGAAGCAGTTCTGAAATTGATCACTGAAAAGAATCTTGCAGGAGAGATTCCAGAAGATTCTTGGAAAAAAGCAATTGTTGATTGTGGTTTGCGGGTTCCGTGGAAAGTTTTTAAGCCGTATCTTCGTGATGATAATTCTATTTGGTATGAAGACTTTCTGGAACTATGTAAAGAAGCCAACATTGCTCATGTTTCTAATACTGGCATGGATGCTACTAGTACCCTGATTGACGAAATGATATCTTCTGATGAAGAATTGGAAGAAGATCAAGAAGAAACCGAGGAAATTGATACAACTCCAAAGAAAATTCTGAAAGATATTGGAATTGACAAATTTCATTATCGGGAAATTGTTCTTGAATCTGATGCAGAAGATAAGTATATCAAGACAAGAAAACGCCGCCGGATCAAAGAACGAGATCGGTTAAAATTCAAGAATCCAGTTTACATATTAGAAGTTATTGACTCTTTTGATGAATCATGTGTTATCGGTGCAACTCTCAGTCTGGTTAATGCTTGGAAAATGAGAAAGCGAGCATTACACGACCACGGAGACACTGAATTTGAGGATTTTGAATTTGAACTTGAAACAAAAGGGGGGATTGTGATACGGTCAAATCAAATTAAGACTCTCCGTTGTCGTATTCAAAAATTTGAACTTGCGAGGTAAATGATGGAATTAGACCACATAGATTTTGAATTATTGAAAGATGCTCTTTTTTCAGAAATGTATAAAGAGTTAGACGCAAAAGATTTTAAAGAATTATTTAAACATGGTTTTGCGTTTGGTTCTGCTGTTTTTGGTGATAAAAAAACAGCAAAAGATTTTGATATTGCCGTGTATTTTGAAAGCCGGTCTTTTATTCAAGAATTATTGGACGAAAAGAAAATTATTTACACAAACGGTTATAACAGTGACGATTACTTTGGGTGTTTTTACGGAAAGTGTCGTGGTGTTGTTATTAATATTCTTGATTTTTATACAAAGGAGCGGTTTGAAAAATACATGAAAGCAACAGAAATAATGACATATCTATATAAACACGATGGTTTTAAATCCCGGATGAATGATAAGCGTTTTCGGGTTCGTTTGTTTGAATTTTTTGTTGACGAACTCTAAAAAACAAAAGAAATTAAAATGAAAAAAACACAAAAAAATTCTTATAGTAATTCTCTTGAATCGTTTGTTGATATTCAGAACGAGAGTGATGATTGGGAAAATCTGTGGGTGAATATGCCCGAGTATATTCAAGACGATGAGAAAAAATATTCTTCTATTCAGATTCATTTTAAAACAAAAGATGATTTTGATGATTTTGTGCAAAAGATGAATCAACCAATAACCGAAAAAACCAAGTCAATTTGGATTCCAGAAAGGAAAAAAGAACAAAATAGGCTATTTAGATGGGTCGAGATCAATGAAAACAAAAACGGACATGAATCCAATGTATGAAAACTGCATGGAATTGCTTGGTGACGAACACGAAAAAATAACACTTGAGAGTTTTGTTGAAATACATTCTAAAAATGATGCTGATCTAAAAATTATCTGGGATGAGATTTCTGATATCGTAAAAGATAGTGACAAGAAATATAAAAGTTTGTATATTCATTTTGAGACGAAAAACGACATGGAAGATTTTTCAAAATCAATTAATCAAAAGATCAATAAATCATCCAAAGAACTGTGGTACACAAAAAACAAACAAGAAAATAATTCAATTTTAGAGGATTTTTTAGAGTGCTGATTAATTCAAAATTCACAAATCCGAAATATCCAGTTTACATTATTTCTAAAAACAGAGCAGATTCAATGCTTACCTCAAGGGCACTTGCACGAATGAGAATTCCTCATTTTATAGCAATTGAGCCTTTTAATCTCAAAGAGTACGATGAGGCATTAGACAATTTTGATATAAGAAAATATGTTACTCTTTTGGTTCTTCCTTTTGAGAATCACGGCGATGGTCCCGGAAGAGCAAGAAATTGGTGCTGGGAGCATTCAATCTCTATTGGTGCAGAAAAACACTGGGTCATGGATGATAATATTCATGATTTTTATCGTCTTCATAATAACACACGATATAGAGTTGAAACGGGTGCTTTGTTTAGGGCGGCAGAAGATTTTGTTGATAGGTTTGAAAATGTTCCTGTGTCTGGGTTAAATTATAAATTTTTTTGTCCCAAAGGTGCAAAACAGCCGCCGTTCGTCAAAAACACAAGGATTTATTCGTGTTTGCTGATCAGCAATAATTGCAAATACAGATGGCGAGGCAGATACAACGAAGATACCGATCTTTCATTAAGGATATTAAAAGACGGTGATTGTACGATTCAGTTTAATTTTTTTCTTCAAGATAAAGCAGCCACCCAGACCCTGGGTGGAGGAAACACCGAAGAATTTTATGCAAAGGAACTTGCCGATGTGATTGATGATGATAAGAAAGATAAATTGTCTACTATGTTGAAAGATAAATTCATTCAACGCTTGAATCCCACGGGCACAAAAAACAAGACCGAAATGTTGGTAAGAATGCATCCTGACGTGACGAAATCAATTTGGAGATTCGGACGCATTCATCATTTCGTGAACTATACACCATTCAAGAAAAACAAACTTAGATTGAAAGATGGATTGAATATTCCAAAGACAGTAAATAACTATGGAATGACTCTTGTTAAATTCAAAGATGACGAAGAACTAGAATTATATTTCAAAACTAAAGCTGATTTGTCCACACTGGAGAGTCAATGAAAATTGACAAAGCATAAATACATATAAGAATTTCTCTTACAAACTAAACAAAACAAAACAAAAGGATCATGAAATCATTTAACGAATTTAACGAATACTTGCTTGAAAAACTTATTACTTTTGGTGGCAAAGCATACCCAAAATTTGGTAATGTTGTCATTCTTGCTGGTGGCGGTGGCTCTGGGAAAGGATTTATACAGTCTCAATTAATGGGAATTCAAGGAAAGACGTTTGATGTTGACGCATTGAAAAGCCTTGCAGTCAAAAGCGAAAAAATCGCCCAAAGAGTCAAGAAAGAACTTGGTGTTGATCTTTCGCAGTTCAAGGTCAAAGGCGCGCTAAAAAATCCCGAAACCGTTTCATTACTTCATGATATTATTGGTGACGAATTGAGGCTCCCGGATAAAGAAAAACGGGCTTTTTTCTCCTCAATTATGACAGCCGACCCCGAAAGAAAACCTAACATTATTTTTGACGTAACCTTGAAATCTCTCCAAAAGTTTGACAATCTAATATCAAATGTTACCCGTCTTGGATACGACAAGAAAAACATTCATCTTGTGTGGATTATTAATGACATTGAAATTGCTCTGAAACAAAACGCAGAACGTAGCCGTTTTGTTAAACCCGAAATTCTGATTAACACTCATGTTGGCGCCCAACAAACTGTTGCTGATGTTATTAAACTTGGAAATAAGTTGAAATCTTATATGGATGGTGATATAGTATTTGCGTTCAATAAAATCGATGTTGATACGTCTTACATTAAATCGCCAGAGAAAGAAACAGATTTCAAATTCTTGACAACGAAAAACAAGAAAGGCGAAACCGTTAAAGTTGATGTGTCTGGTGGCGGTGGATATTTGAAGGACGCCAATTTCTTTTATATCAAACGTGCTGGAAAAGCGGTAATGAATTTTAATGATATTGATAAAAACATTCGAGCAAAAATAAGAGACTATGTTCCCAAGGGAGCAGAGTGGTAATTCTTTAATGCATTAAAAATCATTCTAAAAATCAAAATAAGGAAAAAATAAAATGCCAGTTTCACGAATTAATCCTTCATCTTGGATGTATACTGATGGCAATGGTAAAGTTCAATCAGATGATATTGTCAAAGCAGCGGGCGGATGGTATAAAGTTCATCCGAATGGTTACAGAGAACTCATTCATTGTCTGAAAGATATTGGAAATGCCGCTCCGGTAATCATTTCTTTGGTAAACCCTCCCGACGATTCTTATTATGAAACAGATCCTCTGACGCTTGAAGTTGAATTTTCTGAAATTGTCAATGTTGTAACAACTGGCGGAACGCCTTATGTTTACTTGACAGATCCAGTTTCAGGTGATACAGTTGAACTTGATTACGCTTCTGGTACAGGAACAGATACATTGACTTTCACCGGAACAATGTCTGATATTGTGGCAGAATCGCTTCTTTTCTACCCTGAAATTCAACTTAATGGTGGAACTATCCTTGATGCAACATTGAATCCGATTGACAATGATTTCCCTTCAACTTATGAACAACCTTGGATTATCGCAAACACTGAAGTTATTTTTGATGTGCTTAACCCAACAGATGGAGAATATGAAGTAACAGACGCTCTTACTTTTACAGTAACCTATTCCGGTGCTGTTACGGTTAGTGGTACTGACACTGTTTATCTCCGCGTAACGGATTCTGAAGATACTGATATTGATATTGCATTGACTTCAGGAGACGGGTCAACTGATCTTGTCTTTACTGGACCAGCAACTGGTGCCGCCGATGGCCCGTTGACCGTTCATCCTGCCCTGATTCTTGGGGCAGATACATTATTGGTTGACGCAAACACAAACGAAGTATCCGTTTCTTTCCCGAGTGGATACACTGCACCAGAAATTGAAATTATTACAGTAACCCCATAATGAGGTATCATGAAACCTTATAAGAGCATTACGACACTTCTAAAGGAAGTGAAAGCTCCGAAAATATTGGCTGCCCATCGGAAGAAGGCTGTTACTGCTGTTCAAAAGGTACTCAAGCCGATTTATTTTGATCGTATACCGATTAATGAAATTGCTGATGCACTTGCAAAAGTCGGTGTTGTCATTCTTCAAGAGGACAACACCGAATGGTCAGGAATCTTTGTTGGTTCGAGTGGCAATGTCACTCTTGCTCTTGGCCCAATAGAATCTGGCGAAAAAGTAAACGGAATTATGACGTATCAATCTTACTCAAACGTCATGCTTGCTCTTCAGTGGTACAAAGAGCCGCCAAGAAAGAAGTTTGAAATAAACGGCTATATCACTTAATTTAATGTCCTCTTTTGTTGATAAATACAAAAAACAAAGGAGGACATACTTTCATGATATGCGATGATTATTCATTCATACAAACAGCAAAAACCTTTTATGATAATGGTGATTGCAATTCATTAGAAGAATTTGAAACCGATATTTCAAGAATTGTTTTTATTGGAAATCATTTCAATAGATTTGATAGACACGGAACGACTAATATTTCTTTGTTGTTGAACCATTTTATTTCTTTTGTTAATTGTTTCGGTTTTATTAGTGAAGAACTATTGAAATACAAATTACCTCACCATTTTGAAAAGATAAATTCATTGTTTATTTTTATAGGGAATAAAACATTTGACGGAGAAACAAAAATTGATGAAGAACTTTTTATTGCCCTTCAAATAAACACAAAAAAGAAAAAAGCATAGGCAATTTATGTCCGCTTCAAGAGCTATTGACTACTATATGTCTTACCGTTTTATCCGAGAATTGACAAAATCTTGGACACAAATGGAGGCGTATAAACTTGGAATTATTGACGAAAAAGGAAACATATTAAAAAAGTCAAGAGAGTTGAAATCACAAGACGAACGTAATGCATATACTCCTTTTAATAGAATGGTGTGGAATCTTAAAAAGTTGCTTGAAAAACTTGGCGGCAAGTCAAAAATTGTTTCATATTCATCCGCCGCTTGGATGTTAAAAGAAAACAAAAAGATGGTCCAAATGGAAATCGAAAAGATCCTCAGTGAAGAGGAAGCAGCAACAAATACTTCATCGGGAGTTGCAGACAAAGACACTCCGTTGTTTGTTGTAAGACGAAAGAAAAAGAAAAAAGAAGAAACCGAAGAAATCAAAGAAAAAACAGCGTTGTCTTTAAATAAACTTTTACTTGAACTTGATCCTGAAAAACGAATCAATTCTTTAACTGAAGCAGCAAAAAGACCACTTAAAAGACGAAGAAAAGTTATTCGTAAAGGAAAAGTTAGATATAAAATTTTCTGTGGTCCTGGAAAGAAAGCCGAAGGAAACAGATGTGTAGTAAAAACATCTAAAGACAAAATGAGATACAAAAAGGCTGCAAGACTTCGCAAAAAGAAAATGGCAGGGAAATCAAAAACTGCCATTATCAGGAAGGCTTTGAAGTCAAAGAGAAGAAGAAAAGCTATGGGGTTGAATAGGAGGTAAATTTTTATTTTCTTTCTTGATTTTCTGATAATTACTAATTATAATGAAATAAAAAGTCAAGGAGGAAATATGTTAAATTCGTTTTATCAAAAGCACGGACATCGAAATATATGTCCGTGCTTTTTTAATGGAAAATATCATGATTAGTTCAAGAGACTTGTATTTTATGAACCTTTTGTCTTTAAGAATGGAAATCAAGAAAACCCGTTCTGGTGTGTGGAACTGTAAATGTGCTTTTGGGTGCGACAATAAAAATAGAAAAAAACGAATGTTCTTTCTTTTAAGAGATTCGTATATAACTGTTTATTGTCACGATTGTGGATATTCAAGAAAACTCAAAGGATTCCTTGAAGACAAATTTCCAGAATTAATTGAAGAATATAATTTTTATGGGTTTAAACCTCCTCTTAAAAAAGAAAACATTGCAGAAAAGCTTTTAAATATTTTGGATGAATCTCAAAATAAAAATTCACAAACATACATTCATGATTCAGAATTATTCAAAATAACAAAAAGTTTCAATGATCTAAAAGATTCTCATCCAGCAAAAAAGTACACCAAGAAAAGATTAATCCCATTTGACCAAGTAAGATATTGTGCGAATTTGAAAAAACTACATGAACGTTTGTTCAATGAAGAATCAAAATTTTTGCCTGTTCCTTGTTTAGTCATTCCATTTTTCAGAAAGTCAGGTAATATTGAAATTCTTCAAGCAAGAATGTTTGATCCAAAATTAAAACCCAAATACCTAACATTAAAATTGAATCCAGAAGCAGAAAAAATTTATAATCAAGATTTTGTTGAATATTCTGAAGACGTGTTTATTCTTGAAGGGCCGATTGATTCTATGTTTGTTCCTAACGCAATCGCAATGGCAGGTTCAGACGCTTCTCCGTCAATTCCCGGAAAATACATTTGGGTATTTGACAATGAACCCGGCAATAAAGAAATTGTTCACAAAATGAACAAAAAGATTGATGCAGGAGAAAGAATCGTTATTTGGCGCAAAGAAGACAATTTCAAAGATATTAATGATGGTTTAGTTAAAAAAATGTTTGACACCGCCGAAATTTTTGATATACTAAAAATGAGAACTCAACATGGCATTAAAGCTAAACTAGAAATCGCAAAATGGAGGAAATAATATGGATGCTTACGAACACGGGTTCGTCGTAAAATCTCAGAAGGAACTTGAGGAGCTTATGGGTCCTCCCGACAGATACGGTTGGGGTAATCCAAAAGACGAGTTTGCTGACGCTTTCACCGTCGAAATGATGAAGTACATCGGAAGACCTTCCTTTGAGAAACCCCTTGTATTTAATGACGTAAAAGAAAGAGGCATTAAGGTGAGGGGGGCGTGGGGGTGGAACTTCGATACCCGATGGGTCCATGAACTCAAGCGGTGTACGTTTGAGGAGCTGGTCAAGTTGAATGTTCCCTTCGACAAGGTGTATGCCGTGTGCGTACCTAGCGACATCGGGTATCGTATCTCGATGCGGGCTGGGTTAACCAAAGACGATATTGATCTTGTGCCACTTGAATTAGCCGTTGCTCTTAGGAACACCGTGGTCCCTGATCACTCCTTCGTCTACCTCATCTCTGAGGTGGTAGACACTATCGATTACCTCGGGCACTTGTGGCTGCCTAACGAGCTTGAGGTACTCTACGTCGAGCCCGCCAAGACTACCGAAGTGCCTGCGGAAAAGTACATCGAGAAGTACAAAGGCAAGGGTGTGTCTTATCGTATTCTCACGTATCCTAATATGGCCGGGGTTGAGTACGTGGATATGTCGATCTTCGACAAAACCTACAAGATTGACGATAACAGCCCCTCCTCTTTTGTGATTTTTGCAGACCGATACGTAATTCCTCTTGGTTGCATTTGGGTCAAGGTAAAGATGGAAGTATGAGTGGCGATGAGATTTCAACATGGCATTAAAGCCAAGCTAGAAATCACAAAATGGAGAAAATGAAAATGAAGTCATCCCAGTCAGAAATCAATGAATGTGATGAAAAGGTAACAATCCTTTTGAAACGATTGGAAAGGGATTATTTAAATACAAAACGTTCTCTCAACAAAGAACATTATATAGAGGTGTTTCTTATAAAAATTAACTACAAATCTGGAATTAGTGAATATTTTTGGTGTACAGATTTTGAATGTAAATACTCCGGTAGTGGTGCCGTTACTTCTATAAGATGGAATCAGTTGTTTGATAGCTATCATCCAATTCATGTTGGAGTTGACAACATTGAATCCATTTTTGTTACTGATCGGGCCGCGCTTCCAAAAGAAACGATTGATCTTATTGAGAATCACGAAACTGAATAAAAGGAGAACAAGATTATGAGCCTCAAAAACCGAATTTTTCACAAGAAAGGAAACATCGCTATCTTTGTATTGTCTTTTTTTGTGTATGCCGCTGTCCGAAGTGCTTTCAATATAAACCCGAATGATATCATCGTTGTTTTTCCGATTGTGTGGATTGCTGTTTGGATTAAATGCATGGCCTTTGTTGTTACGTTTTATGTTTTTGACCGTGTTTGGGAACTTCTCAAAAAAGAATTCAAGGAAGTTATCGTTGACACAAATAATGAAAACAAGAAAGGGGGAAGCTGAAATGACACTGAAAAACTTTCTGGTTAATAAGAAAATTAATATTGTAATTTTTGTTTTTGCTCTTATGGCTTCTGCTGGAGCAAAAACAAAATATGGAATTAATACTACTTCGGAGATGTGGGATGTGTTTTTGACGAGATGGGCATCAGCTTGGATTCAGTGTATGCTTATTTCTTTTATTGGATATAAGATGTTTTCTTGGTTCAAGAATATCAAGAATAAAAAAGCATTCAAAGCCGAAAATTAAACAAGGACGAAATAATTATGGATGATATTAAATTCACAAAGATTACTCTTTATAAGCGAGCAAAGAACAAAAAGGTTTCTGTATGGTCGTGTTGGGTTGAGGAAGAAAACGGCGTGTCTGTTATTTTTCGGGAGTCTGGGTATACAGATGGAAAAAAGACAGTAAAGAAGAAATACGTCCGAAAAGGAACGAATAAAGGAAAGAGCAACGAAAATTCTCCTTTTGAAAATGCTCTTTTCATGGCGAACAATCTTATCAAGGGCAAAATGGAAGAAAATTTTGTCAACAATATTCTTGATGTTGATCTTCCGCCTAAGTTTCTTTATCCTGCTCTTGCTATCAGTGACACGAAAAAGGCAAAGTATCCATGTTTCGTCCAGCCTAAGTTGAATGGGGCTAGGGCTGTTTCATTCAGACATTTGAAAGATAATCGTCTTCTTTCGCGGAACAGGAAAGAATTTGCAGGAGTTGATCATATCACGGAATCTTTGTTTTTGTTTGACGGTTTTTCTCCTGACGGGGAAATTTACAAGCACGGGCTGTCTTTTCAGCAACTTATTTCATTGATGAAGAAAGAATATAAAGAAGGAGAGAATGAGAATTATAAAAATCTTTCGTCAATTGATCTTGAATATCATGTGTATGATCTTGCTATTCCAGATAAAACCTATCTTGAACGAAAAGAAATTCTTGATAATATAATCCCTGATGAACATCCGATTATCAAGCAAGTGGAAACGGTTCAAGTGAATTCGTTTGATGAAGTAAAGAAATATCATGATAAGTGGGTTGCCGAAGGATACGAAGGCATAATTATTCGGAACAAAGATGAAAAATATGCCTTTAATGATCGGAATAAGTCTCTCATTAAATATAAAGAATTCCAAGATGAAGAGTTTGAAATTGTTGGCTATGAAATTGAAGAATACGACGATTCTTTGAATAACCAAATGCTTGAATTGGTTATTTGGAAATGCAAAGCTGGAAACGAAACATTCAATGTTCGACCTGTTGGATCGGTAATTGATCGTGCTGCGGCTCTCAAGACAGCGGATGAACAAATTGGCAAAATGTATACTGTCAGATTTCAAGAGAAGTCTAAAGACAGGGTGCCCATCTTTCCAACAGGATTAGGAGTTCGTGACTATGAATGAACCAAACTTCCAGACAGAGGTCGAGAAGGTTTATTTCTTCGAGCCTTTGAAAAAAGAAATATCCGTTGAGAATATGCAGAAGATTGTGGATACAAACGAGAAATTAGTTAAGGATTTGAAAGATGGAAATAAATAAAATCTACAATGAGAATTGCCTTGATACTATGGCAATGATGCCCGATGGTTTTGTTGATTTAATTGTGACAAGTCCTCCTTATGATAATTTGCGAGATTATAAAGGGTATTCTTTTCCCTTTGAAGAAATTGCAAAAGAATTATTCAGGGTTACAAAAACTGGTGGTGTTGTTGTTTGGATAGTAGCAGATGAAACAAAGAAATTTTGCGAATCATTAAGCTCTTTTAAACAAGCAATCTTCTTTGTAGAACATTGTGGCTTTAATCTGCTTGATACGATGATTTATCATAAAAGCAATTATGCACCAGCATATCCAACATTAAGAAGATACGCCAATACTTTTGAATATATGTTCATTCTAAGCAAGGGTAAACCAAAAACATTTAACCCAATCCAACAAGAGAAGGTTCTTAAAAATTACAGGGGGAAAAAATCGTCTTTTAGGCAAAAAGACGGGTCACTATTATCAAAGGTCATTGATTGTGACAGGAAAACGAAAGATGCTGAAAATGTATGGACATTATGCCCAACAAAATCAAAAGATGCGGGAAATCATCCTGCCGTGTTCCCAGAACAATTAGCAAACGACCACATAATATCATGGTCAAACGAAAATGATATTGTTTATGACCCCTTTATGGGTTCTGGGACAACCGCAAAGATGGCTATCCTAAACAAGCGTAATTGGATAGGAAGTGAAATGGCAGAAGAATATTGTAAAATTGCAGAGAGGCGAATAAATGATCTTCCTTACTGGATTAAGAATCAGGGAATATGAATAATTTTTTGAATTCGGCCGCACCAAGAATCGTTGGTGTTATCGGGGTTGTTATCGGAGTTGTTACTTTGATTGGTATAATGAAATGGATTTTTGATGATGTATTCAGCACAGCACTGATTACCCTTGTTATAATACAATGGTTTATCATATCCTTCATTATAGAATAGAGGAACGAAAGGAGAACGAATGTCAGACGTAAAATGTTTTATTTTTGACCATGATAGGAAAGTCAGATATGATCAAAACAAGTACGACAAAGAATATTGGGTTTCTCATGAAAACGGTGTAAATGTTGGAGACGTACGGGTTTTTAATCATACGCTTCATTTTGTATGGTCAGTTGAAAAAAGACGTTGGCCGAGAAAAAATAAAGTAAGATGGAAGCCCGTTCTAAAACTTCATCTAAAATACGTTTTTGACACTATCGGGGAAGAATATGGATTGGTTTGAAAAACAAATTGTCGGTCCTTTGCGCGAAATCGCTAAAAATTGGGGAGGCAAAAGATCGTCATTGTGGAATGATGTGCGAAAAGAACACTTGAAAAAGTTTCCTGCATGTGCTATATGTGGAAGGGAAGATGTTCAGATGAATGTTCATCATATTCATCCATTTCATGTTCGTCCTGATTTGGAGCTTGCTCCCGACAATCTTATAACGCTTTGTCGGGATCATCATTTTGATTTTGGTCATCTGCGAATGTGGAAATCATGGAATGTGAATATCAGAGAAGACGCCTTGATATGGAGCAATCGTTTTAAAAATCGTCTGGATCAAAAGAGGATTATTTCAATCTTGGACATAAAGACTGAGGAGAAAATATGAAAAAAGTATTTGATATTGAAACGCTGTCAATGATTGAAGTGCCTGAAGATTATATTAGATGTTCAATTTGTAAAAAGTGGAAGCCGCCTGTTGAATATTGTCGGAACAAGGACGGGAAGCAGACACGGACCAACTGTGAATCGTGTTATATGATGGATTTTGATGAAATGAAAAGACTAGGAAGCGCAACAAAAAAGATTCTTTATTCTGAAAAAGCTCAGCGTATTTTGAAAGAAGAAGCAGACAAACAAGCGTATTACGAAAATTCCGTTCCAGTTGAAACGATGATTGAATATCTTCAATCACTCCCTAAAAATTCTCGTTTGTTTGTCGAGCAGTCGGGATATTATGCAGAAGGAAAGTTTGGATATGTAGAATATCCTATTTTTAAAAAATCATTTGATGATATTCCATATTACTGTATAGGGTTTTCTTCCCAAGAAGCATAAAAGGAGCATATTTGAAACAACGAATTTTTATAGAGTCAAGGTTCAGTATCCAGATTCAGACAAATACTGGCTAGGAGCCAAATTCAGTTCAAGAGAAAAAGCAGAGAGGCATTCCGAGACTATTAGGAATGCCTCTGTTGTAATGTGTGTACCAATCAATACTAGGAGACGAAATGAAGGCGATTATTATCGTTAATGGCTATCCAAGGGCCGGCAAGGATACATTCATTGATTACTGTGAGTCTTACTTTTACCAATTGCCATTTAGAGCTAATTTTTTCTTTGAAAGGCATTCAACCGTTGATACAGTGAAAGACATTGCCAAGAAAATGGGGTGGAACGGAGAGAAAACCCCTGAAATGCGAAATATGCTTTCAGAGTTGAAGGATCTCTATACCAAATATTTCAATGGTCCTTTGAATGAAATCAAAGATGCCATGAATTATGGTCTGGCTATTGACGTTGTTCTTTTCACTTGTATGCGTGAACCAGAAGAAATTAGAAAAACAGTTCAGTGGGCCGAAGAGAATGGTATTAAATGGTTTACCGTTCTTGTTGTGAATCCAAACAAAGAAGAAAATTACCACATGTCCCATAGTGATGCTCAGGTGCTCGAATTTAATTATTCTCATGTCATTATGAATGATGGAGATCTTGGGGATTTGGCGGATAAAGCGTTGACTTTTTCCGAAAACGTTATTAAAATCTGTAATTTTAAGTGAAAATGAAGATTCACAAAATCAAGAAATACAAAGATATTGCTGAAACAGATCATGAACCGGGTGATGTATTCAGGGTTCAAGAACGAGAACGGGCATGGCGATGGGTGGTTGCCGTGAAATATAATCGCATGTCTTTCGGGACGAAGAAAGAGGCCGTGGAATTTTCTGAAAACTGGAGGAAATTAAACGAATAAAATTTCATTTTTTCTTTGAAAAAGTATTGACGATTCTCGGTAAATCGTTTAATGTTTACTTGAAAGTTGAGAGTGACTTGAGACAAACAAAAAATCATGAGGTTACAAATGACTTTTTCAAGTAAAGCAAAAAAGAATGCAGCACTCAAAGACGTTTCCCGTGCTTTTGAAAAAAACGTTCATGATAAACTTCATCGCTTAACGCATGATTTAAGCATTGAATGCCGCGACAAAGGCGACAAAGAAAACGAAGAACGTTATCATGAATTGTACTGGTCAATTCCTGATATTCACAACTGGCGCGAAAAACATTCCAAGATGTTTGCTGAATTTGCCGAGATCGTTGAAGAGGCCGAAAGCCTCTTTGAAACACGAAAAGCAATCAAAGAAACTGAGGTTGCCCCGAAAGCTGAAAAGACGGTTGATCCGCGTGAAGAAAAAGTTTACAAGTCAATTGCTGATGAAATGGAAGCCCGGAAGGCTTCTTATGTTCGCGGTCTCTCTCTTGCCGAGATTTTCGGCGGTCTCAATGTCACTGCTAACAGCCACATGGTTACAAACAGTCATGGTACTACTTTCCCCCGAACTTTCTTCTATCTGTTCGGGAAGTTGACTGCTCTGAATGTAATCATTGCGGTTCACGAAAAGTTGGAAAGCGAAAAAGAAGCCTGAAAAATGTCCTGAGCAAGACAAAAAACTGCTCTTTTTTTGTTTACAAGGATTTTAAAATCGTTTAATGTAGTTGTGAAAGTCAAGTGAAGCTAATTCTAAAAGAGAGGTTGATCATGAAGAAAGCAATCGTCGCCATCGTTACCACCGAGTCTGCCGAGTTCAAGACCTTTTTCGCCGGTCTTGTCAAGAAATATCACGAGCATTGCGACAAAGAAGGTTATACGATTCGTGATTTTCACTTTTTCACCGAAGGTAAGCGATACATCAAAGTTTGCACCGGTATTGAAGAAACCAGTAAAGTCGGCTCTTCTTATTGCTTCATTGACAAGACCAACGGCAATGTTCTGAAACCGGCTTCTTGGTCTTCTCCTGCAAAACACGCTCGCGGCAATATTTTTGATGCCGACAACGGTCTTGATTGTTGTGGTCCTTACGGCGTTACTTATCTTCGCGGAGGGAGTTATTGAAATGAAAGATGACCAGATTATTTTTGAACCCGGTGACATTCTCTGTTTTTATGGAAATGAGTATGAAGTCATTCAAGGAAACCCTAATGGTGAGCCAGAAATTATCGCTATGCAAGGAATTCACGAAACAAGTTTTTGGGTATTTCCCAGAAAAGAATTGAGTAAACATGAAAAAATTAAACAAAGAATACACGAATGATATTTTTTGGTGGAGCGTTTTCACCACTATGCAAACAGGAATTTTATGGCACTTGGTTTCTTCCGGTCCGTCATGGATAATGAATATTGCTCTTGTGCTTGCCGCCATAACAATATTCTTTTCTGTGTCTTATTCAATTTCACTCTATGATTTTATCACGGACAATTATCCATCTAAATATTCGTGGATTTCGTCTATGCCGATTACCATAAAAGGAGCTTTTGCTTTAACAAACGGCACTCTATGGTGCATGTATGGTTTCCCGATTATCGGAGTTCTTTTGTTCGTTTCTGCTTCTTTTAATATGTTTGTTCATCATGAAAAGCTGAAATTTCACAAAAAGATGGGATGGATTGAGTAAAAAACTCCGGGCGAAGGTTGATAAATACGTTCAAGTATTCAAATATTCAAATTTGAAACCTTTATCAACTTTTTCCGGAGAAAAAACAATGAAAACAATTTATTTCGCTCTTTTTGTTGTGGGAGTTTTTTTAATTTCAGCATGTTCCTTCACACCAGGCAACCACGATCTCCAGGCCGGACACGAGAGTCAACCCACCGAAACCTTTGAGGAAGAATTTTCGCGGCCTCATGTTGCACAGATTGCTTATTCGTCCGAATCGGACGGCTCATGGACCGGGTGGAACAAGTTTTGGTTTGGCGCAGCCATCGGTGGGCAGGTCTTCGACGTAGTGTCCACGGACAGGGGTTTGGATCGAGGGTGCAAGGAGATGAACCCGCTGTTTGGCTCCAACCCGTCAACCGGCACTATTGTGGCGGCCAAGCTCGGCGTGCTGGCGCTGGCGTATGCGACCACAGAGTACTGGCTGCCTGAAGAATCAAGGCAATCTACGCGCAACTGGGTCTACAGCGCGCTGGGAGTGACCGGGCTCGCCGCGGGCGTGTGGAACTCGGCACAGGATTGCCAATGATGCTGCACGATCAATTTTCACAACACAAGCAACACACAAACATGAATTAGAACACCGCAAAGGTTATGACGATCCTCCTCTCTTCGGATGGTTCTAAATTTCCCATAGGAATGACGAGGATTGTCTACCTTTTGATTTTTAATTAAAGTGCATACTCGAATATATGTTCACCAAAAAATTGATTGCAAGTCAAAATACAAACATATAAAGGAGAAAACCAAAAAGTGGAAACAGAAGATTATTTTAAGAACAACCAAATGGCGATTGATATTTTTAATGCAAAATATGCTTTTGATAAAGAGAACGGAGAAAAAGAAAACGTACTAGAGGTGTTTACTCGGGTAGCACGAAATCTTGCTGTTTATGAGTCTGAGCCCGAGAAATGGGAAAAAATCTGGATTGATGATATGATGGAAGGATGGTACCGCCCCGGTGGTTCCATCCTTTCGGGTGTTGGTAGCAAATCTACCATTTCCTTAGCCAATTGCACGACTATACCCCTTTCTGAGGACTCTATTCAAGGCATTAATAAATGTGTTTCTGATATGATGATCTGTGCTGCGAAACGTCAGGGACTTGGTGTTGATGTTTCTGTTTTGCGTCCTAAAGGAGCAAAAGTAAATAATGCAGCAAACGAATCCACAGGAGCAATTCCGTGGATGGAATATCTTCAGTCAATGGGTAATTATGTCGGACAAGCAGGCAGGCGTCCGGCGGTTCTGCTTTCTATCAAGTGTAATCATCCTGATGTGATTGAATTTATTAATTCAAAGACTGATTTGAATCTTATTCATAATGCAAACATTTCTGTTCAGATTACAGACGCTTTTATGGAAGCCGTCATTGAAGACAATGATTGGGAATTGCATTTTGAAACCAAACACGAAATCATTTCCAAGATTGTCCGAGCAAAAGATATTTTCAGTCTTATTTCTGAATCTGCTCATGTTAGCGCGGAACCGGGTGTTCAGTTCATTGATCTTATGCGGAAAGGATCTATGATCCACCAAATTTATCTTGCTACTGGTGATAAACGTTTTTGTGTGGTCAGTACCAACGCCTGCAGCGAAAAACCGCTTGCCCCTTATGGAATTTGTCTTTTGGGTTCAATCAACATGGGTATGTTCCCAAATAATCCTATGGAATATGGTCCAATTCTATATCAGAAGACACAAAATCTAATCCGTCTTTTGGATAATGCTATTCAATACGAAATTGACAATGACCGTTATGGTGTACCCGAACAGCGTGATCTTGCAAAACTGACAAGAGAGGTTGGTATGGGTATTACCAATCTCCACCAGTGGTTCTTGAATGCAGATATTCAGTATGATTCAAAAGAAGCAATCAAAGCAATTTCTGAATTCATGGAATATTATGCAAAGTTTGCTTTT